AAAGATTTCTCAGCGGGTGCGGCGGCATCACAAATTGTTAAACACGTTGCGGATGCATTCAAGGCCGCATATGCGGCTAAATCAGATGCTGTTGATAAAGCATCTAAATTATTAAACTCTAAAACTTATGGTACTATATCAAAAGGTTTAATTAAAGAGTTAAGTACTGGCGCAAATAAAATTGATGTTACAAAAGAGCAAGGTGTGTTTGGTGCTACTGTTGCACAAGATGCAATCATTGCGGCTGGTTTAGCTAATAAACGTCAGGAGGCCACTTCTGGAGATGAGTATACTGCAGGAACTGATCCGATGATTTATAGCATGAAAGAAGGTAAATATGTTGAGGCACCATTTACTGAAAAGATGGTAGACGTTACTGATGAGTATGGAAATGTATCTCAGGTTAAACGGAAAGTTTATGATACTACTGCATTGATGTATGATAAAAATGGAAAACTAATTTACGATACTAATAGTAATGGCATTGATATAGCAGATATTATCAGCGCAACACCATCCAATTCTGCAACTATTATTACTGGTGGCAATGCGACTGGATCATCAAGCACACCCGTAACGGTTAATACTGTTGCTGATAACCGCCAGACAAACAATCAGTCTGTTAACACATATTATGCAAACCTATTAAGCAAATCTAAAAATGCTATTAGAGATGCTAGTTTGAATACTGGATTGCCTGCATAAAAAAAGGGGAAGCATTTTACTGCTTCCCCAAAGTCACAAAGGAGATTACGAAATATTAATCTTCAGCCAACTTCTCAAAATAACTCAAGTCTTCATCATCACTAACTGAATCTGCAACTGTAGTCTTTGGCTTAGTTACTGCCTCAGGTTTAGCTGTAACTGGTACGTTAGGTTTAGTGGAGTAATAATTATCTCCAGCAGAACCATCTTCAAGCCCAAGCACTTTGTTCAAACGTGCTTTCAATTCATCATAAGACTTGAAGTTCTTTTCGCTCAAGAATTCAGACAAGCTAAACTCTTGCTTCCAGATACGTTCTAGATCATCTTCATCGCCAGACAAAGGTGCTGGTGATTCAAACTCAGACTTATCATAGTTCTGATAACCTTCAACTTTACGAATCTTCAACTTGAAGTTCGCACCTTCCCAAAGGTCAAATGGGTTGACAGGAGTTTCATCTTCAAACTCAGGATTCATCAAGTCATTCAACTTGTCAAAAATCTTCTTACCGAATTTGAACAATTTAACTGTTCCATCATTGTCAGGATTCGCAGGATCCTTAACAATATAAACGTTTGCGATATACTGCAACTTACGCTTTTGCTTACGTGCAATATCTTTGTTAGCATCAGAACCAGAGTTCCAAAGGATGCTATTGTGTTCAGACACAGGGTCTTTCTTGTTGAGTGTAGTCAACGAATTTTCAATGTACCATCCACCAGGACCTTGGAATGAATGATTGAAAACTTGAACCCAAGGTACATCTTCGCCTGCGGGTGCGGGAAGAAAACGGATCGTTGCGAAACCATTACCTGCTTTGTCTACTGTGGGTTTCCAGAATCGGGTGTCTTCATAAGACTTCTTACCTTCTTCTTTGTTTGTGAGTTTGGAAACTGCGTCTGTGAGTTTTTCCAAATCTTTGGTGCGTGACTTTTTCAAATCTGCAAATGATGTTGATGCCATATTAGTATATTCCTCGTATGTTAAGTATTAAATGTATGTTTTGCTTGTCCACTTTTATCATAATCTACTATAGTATATAGTCTATCATAATTCTCTAAAGGTGTCAATAGTCGGCAAACCTTACTAGGTTTACGCATTACTGCCGACACCACTACGTCACTACTAATTCTCTGAGTGACTTTTTCATCCTTGCCGTATCGTAATTTAAAAAGGGCTGGTACTTTTTGCATAACTTGCTTACCTCTTTGTAGATTGGATCATGTATCATTGTATCATACCTTTTGACAAAATGCAATAGTGAATTCAATATTGCTAGTGTCTCCAGACTGATTTCTCCTCTTAAATATTTCTTGATGATTGGTGGATGATCGACACCTTTAGCATTAAAAAATTCATTCAGTTCGTCTGGCTTCCAACCAGAGATAAAATCCATCTCATTTTTAAATACATACGTTAAAGATTCTTGTTTACGTTTCCATTCTTTGTAGCGTTCTTCACACTCTTCAGATAGAAGTTCGCCAACCCAAATTTTTGTGTCGTGCAAGAAGTTAGAAACTAAAAATTCTTCTAAGTAAGCATCCTTACGATTACCGAGTTTAGCAAAAAAGATTTTGTCTTTACGTTTCAAAAAAGAATCGTATGTGACATTGACTTTCTTGTTGTACTTGAACCAATCGTAGCTATCTTGCGTGAAGTGATTTTTAACTCCCAAATAAACTTTGTATGCGTCTATAGCATCCATTTTCATTAATCATCCACCTCAATAGGCAATCTTGCTTTTGGTGCAATCATCTTTAGCTTCATCGCTTCACCTTCAATAGCAGATTTCATGCGAGGCGTAATTAAAGATGCGGCAGTTTCAACTTCAACATTTTTGATTGTGCAATATTCAAGAATAGCATCAATCATTGTAATAGGATGTTTATCACGTTGTATCTGTTTAATCTCTGCCTCAAATTCTTTTTGAGTTATGATTTTAAGACTCATCAATTAGAACTCTCATTGAAGTAATTCGCCCATTTCGAAATGTTCCAGATGCGTTTGGAGTACTTGCAGGCTTTGCGGTACGAAACATAGGATTTTTCATATCACTCTCTGATGCATAGTAATTTGGTGGATATCCATTTTTGCGTTGGTAAGTTTTAACGTTAACTTGTTTTTTCACGATACTCATTTCAAAATTCCTTTTACATTCTATAAAAAATATGACCTTCAATAGTCGCAACTTTTGTTACTCTGCCACGCCATGATGGTTTAATATCAATAGCATGAAAGTGTGTTGCGCCTTCTAATAGTTTAATTATATCAGTTCCAGCAGTCTTTGTCAATAGCATCTTTGCAACTTCATAAGATTCTTTCCATCGTTTGCTATTTGCTGGTGGTGTACTTGCAATTTTGGTGTTATACCAAGAAAATTGTTGTGGTTCTGTCACAACATCACGGATGCTTTTTGGAAATCTGCTATCATGTAATCTGTTGAGTGTGACTGCGCCAACTGCCATTTTACCGATTAGGGGTTCGCTACCTGCTTCATAATAGATGTTCATTGCCATCCAATACAAGTCGGATTTACTTGAATTTTTTGGTGCTCCAGCGGCATCTGAAATTTCTTTTAGTGATGGCAATTCAGTAGCAATCACATTTGTAGAAAATAGTGCCGATACAAATACTACAGCCGCTAATAGTGCTTTCATATTTTTCCTTTCTTTTTTGACCCACTAAATTTTAGTGGGTCTTTTATTTAGCATTTGACTAATGTGCTTAGTAAATGTGGTCCATCCCATGTTTGGCTTTCGATTCTGAATTGACCTTTGAAGCCATAAACTTCTTTAGCCCACATCTTTTCATTATCGAAATAAAATGGAAATGTTTGTTCTGTGATTATATTCACATGTGTTGGATCCCAAAAGGCGGCCGCATGTGGAAATGCAGGTGTTTTGGAATAAAATTTTCCGCCAACTTTAAGTACTCGCCAAATCTCACTCATCAATTCTACGAATGGATATCTACGATTTGGGTTATACATTAGTCTAGGAATGTGTTCGATGAAATCATGTGCAGTCACATAGTCAAAGAAATTATCAATGAATGGAATTGGTTCAATAACTAAATCTGCTTTTGTGATTTTATTCTTAGTATCATCTCTTACGTCAATGCCATATAGATGTTTTGCTTTGAATGGATTCTTAGGATACTCACCGCATCCTAAATCTAATGCGTATGTTTCATCAGGCTCTTTAGTGTATCGAATAATATCTTCGCTACAGTCTGTCACTTTAGGTAAATCTTTACTCCACAATTCTTTTAAAGTATCAGCAGTCATTACACCATTTGGTCCATGATAGTGATGACTTCCCCATCCCCGAACCCTATCGTGTTCTGGCACTTTAGTTTGAATCTGCAATCTACGTTCAAGCATACCTCTACTAGCAATACAGTTTGCATAATGAAAAATAATCATCTCTTCATTATTGTGTGTAGGAAAATGACGACCAACATCATATTCCATCGTCTTCACATTATGCAAACTTCTAGCACGGCGAGCCATGAAGTCTGTCTTATAGTGAATACCTTGTTTCTTCTGTGCCCACAAAGGTTTAGTTCTGTCTAACTCACCGTTTGGATTCCAATCCCAAAATGTAATTGTAGGAATTAAATGTTGTGTAGACCTAATGGTGTCTACTAAAAACTTTTTGTAATCACCAACTAAGAATTCTGTGACATTTAAACAAATGCGCCAGCCTTCAATCTTACGTTCATATTCTAATACTTCAACGTCAACAAGTCTAGCATTAAATTCTGAATTTTTAGATTGTACAACTTCCCATGTTGGACAAATCTCTTTGATGATTTCACGGGACCTGTCTGTAGATGCATAGTCGATAATGATACCATGATCAAAAATTTTCTTATGATGTTCTAGCCACCAAGGTAGAATATATTCTTCATTATAAATGTGTGCAATTACTGTTGATGCCATTGTGTCCTCAATTTTCAATTAAACTTGTATCTATCAAAATCGGTACTGTGCTTGTTTTTAATAAATTCTCAACTGATCCAGGTTTTACATTTGGGTTTCTCAATTGTCCAAACTCATAGAATGAACGTCTAGGTCCACCAACATGACAAATGCCTGTTTGTTCACTTAAACATTTCTCTGCAATCTTAGGTGCAATGATATCTATGTACTCTTTAGATGAATACTTATCTGTAAATGCTGTGTTAAATGGAAAATCAACATCGCAAAATTCTGTTCGTATCACTAAAGATTTTTCATAAATTAGAGTAGCCATCTCACCAGCAACTTTAGATTTTGCATATCGTGTTAATGGATTAGGCAAATCTGTATGTGTGTAGTTTCCTTTTTGTCCATCGAATACATGTGACGATGAAATAAAAACAAATCTAGCATTCTTACTCATCGCATGTTTTAATGCGTTACATGTGCCTTGAATGTTTGTTTCAATTGTGTCAATAGGATTTTTTTCCGCATCAGCAAATTTTGCAATAGCCGCACAATGAATAACCAAATCACAATCAAATAGTATAAAGAAGAGTGGATCAGTAATGTCTAACTCACTACTATTGGGCGCAATGATTTCATGTCCTTTTACTCTTAAATGACGAATTAAATTTCTACCAAGAAGTCCTGACCCACCAGTTAACAAAATTTTCATTTGCCTAAAACTTTCTGAAATGTTGTTATGTTAGAATATTCATCACTATCGAAATTATAGCTTAACGGATCCATATTGTCAAGTATTTCAGCCAAAGAATCTAGAGGGGTAAACTGTGCTTTGAATCCTAACTCATCCTCAATCTTTTCCGTACTCACTTTGTAGTTACGAACATCATTGTTTTCATTGATAACTAAGTCAACAACATATCCTCTTTTTCTCAACTCTCCGTGAATTGCTTCACCCAACTGACCAATCGTCATATTGCCGCCAGAAAGATTATAAACACCAGACACATTCAAGTCTGCTTCTAACGCTTTTTGATATCCCTGAATCACATCACGAATATCTACAAGTGGGCGCCAAATCTTTGGATTATTAACTACAATCTTTTGTGTAGTGAATGCACTCTTCAACATAGTGTTTACAACTAAATCATAGCGCATTTTTTGTGACCATCCACCAACTGTGCCTTTACGGAATACAATCGGTTTAAAGTTATCATCTTCTAAAGTTTCTAAACCACGTTCACATTGTAGTTTAGAAATACCATATGCATATGCAGGTTTAACAAGACTGCTTTCATTTAATGTCTTGTTTTTTGTGAATCCATATACGCTACAAGAACTTGCACAAATGAAACGTTTCACACCAGCTTCTTTAGCAATGAATGCAAGATACATTGGTGCAGAAGAATTCTCAATAAAGTTTAAGTCTGGTCTGAACATTGCCATCGGATCATTAGACAATCCAGCAAGAAACAAAACAGCATCATATGTTGTCAAGTCTTCCGGTTTAATATCCCATAAACTTTTCTTTTCTTTTGAAATGCTTTTAGTTAAGTTATCACCAAACCAAAAGTTATCAATAACATGCACTTTGTATCCCATGCGGGTACTCAAGTGATTAGAGAGTCTTGTGCCAATGTAGCCTGCGCCACCAACGATAAGAATATTTTTCATAATTAGAATTTTGGATTTAGTTTATAATCTGCGAAAGAACCTGCGGCTCTATCTTTGTCTGATAGAATGAAGTCTTCAATTTTATCAATTGTTTGCCAATCGATATTCAAATCTTTATCAAATGGATTAATTGCGGCTTCTGCTTTGGAATTATGTACTGCTGTGCATTTGTACATTAGATGCGTATATTCTCCTAATGAAAGAAACGCATGACCAAAACCTGCTGGTACCCATAACTGATTGTTTGATTCTGGTCCTAATAACTCAGCATGATACTGTCCGTATGTTGGAGAGTCTTTTCGTAAATCAATTGCAACATCAAGTCCATATCCATGAGTGACACGAACCAATTTACCCATTGGTTTGTCCCATTGGAAATGAATACCTCTTAGAACATGTTTTTTTGATACGGATTGATTGTCTTGAAGAAATTTTACGCCAAGTGCGTCTTCAACTTCTGGTCTGAATGTCTCTGTAAAGAAACCACGATTGTCTCTATAGACAGGTAGATTGATGATTTTAACATCAGGGATTATTTTCGAATCAGTTATTTTCATTATTACTCCATAAATTGGTGACAGGTTATTCTGTTACGAGGAAACCTGTCGAAACCCTAAGCCGAGTTTAGGCGGCTAATGCGAACTGTGAGTCGTTTGCGTTTACTTTTTTTTAGTTTTAACATCTACTCTGATGTGCTGTCCACTCTGTTACTCTTTGCCCTGTCGAATCTATGTCACCCCCATCAAAAGCATTCTTAATCTCCAGCATACTTGTGGCGATCAATCCACTTTCAACTTTCTTCGATCCTGCGTCCAGTTTAGAATACTTTTGGTGGAGGTGGGGGGATTCGCACCCCCGTCCAGAACACTTTTCTCTTTGCTTCATACAGCAATATCAATCATAAGGTGGCCAACCAGTGTCCGCCTTACTATCCTCTTCAAAGTTATTCCAATCGTAGGTTGCAACTTTGTAAATCCAAAATGCATGTAGTCCTACAACAAGAATAAATAATATTATATCACTATATATCATGTTAGTCAATCAGCACGGCATCATATGCTTCACGGTAAGAAATAAAATCTTTAATGTAGTCGTTGCGTTTTTTAATGAACACTTGTGGATGTTCAGAGTCAACTGCTATCATAATTACAATTTGTGATACTGGTATACCAGTTCGTTCTTCATACATGACTGCATAGGCAGAACATTGCATAAAGTATCCTTTAATCCAACTCTCTTCTTTTAACTTGCTTGAAGTCTTGAAGTCAATGATAGATAACTTACCATCATATTCTGCAATACAGTCAACTCTACCCGCAACTTTTAAGTGATGCGAATACAAAGGAATCTCTAGTGCATGAATGTTGTTTACATGTTCATCCAATAAAGGTTGCAAAGACTTAAACATAGCAACAGAATCTGGCATCGTCTTACGTGCATAATCTTCTTCGTTGTTCAAATAATTTTCACAAATCTTATGCACTCTAGTACCACGGCTGGATGCTTTAGTTGAAATACGATTGGCTTCTTCTTCGCCTACACGCTTTCGCCACTCTATGATTTTATCTTTACCATGCTGAGATGTGATAGTAGTCACGGAAGGATATAGATTGCCTTCAGGCGTCTTGTAAAAACGCTTGCCGTTTATTGTTTCGGTTTCTAGGTCATAATCAATATCACAACCAACATGTTTAAAGTTCACTTTGTTTTATCCTGTAATTATAATGATATTTTATTTAGCAGTCTCTACTCCGTCTTCATGTTGTAACTTCGCTAAAATATAATCTTTTACCAATGAAGAACGAACAATGTCATCTACAGTAAATTCAATCTTTGTGAATGCATTCATATGATATGCAATATCAAAGAATTTGAGAATACCTGATACATCATTTTTCTTTTTATTCAAATCTGTTTGGCGATAGTCACCACACCAAATAATCTTAGAGCGATAGCCAACCCTTGTCATAACTGTATCTATCTCTTCAAATGTCATGTTCTGCATTTCATCAACAATAATGATAGCATCATCGAATGACATACCACGAATGAATGATGTGGAGATAAATTCAATGTGTCCTTGTTCTTCTAATCTATCCCATGCATCTTTACGTCCAAACAATGTATCACAGATTTGGCGATATGGTTGTTGATAGATTTCCATCTTCTCATTTACGTCACCTGGCAAATGTCCAATCTCTCTTGATTGAACAGCAGAACGTACTACAATAATTTTATTAAATGGATTTGCTTTATCCATTACTTCTTCGATTGCTTTGTATAGCGCACAGAATGTTTTACCTGTACCTGCTACACCATGAAGTGCTACAAAATAGTCTCCACGTTTGTATGCATCAAAAAAGATTTTTTGATTGTCTGTTAATGGATCAAAAGTTTTTAAATCATCTAATCTGAGTCTGAGTGTATTATTGACAGATTTAGTTCTTGGTGTTGATGATGATGGAATATCGGGTTCGGTATTTGCAGTTTTAGTTGTACCTGATTTTCTTGCCATTGGAGCCCTTTTACTTGTTGTTGTATAGTGTATCCCCATTATTAGAACGTGTTAACATTTCCTAAAGGATGTGCTTCTTTAGCTTTTGCAAGGACTTCTCTAAATCCATTGTCTGGCTTTCGTAAACCTAACCTAACAGGATCGCCTAATGATGGGGCGCCTAGCATAACAGATTCATAGTGAGGATTTTTTTCTAAAAATTCCTCTCTATCAGCAATTTTAAAAAGTCTTTCGATTATTTCGCCTGTCTCACGATGGCGAAAGTTGTATGTTGGCATTCTTTACTCCGTGTGAGAACCACTCTGGTGTTTCTCTGTTTTTCCATTTTGCAAATCTACTCTTATCATGTATATAGTAGTTTTGGTACGAACGTATAGAATCATTCGTCACTTTGTAGATATCAGGCATCGCAGGCGTAGGTTCAGTAAATTCACCTATAGGAATATTTACTGGATCCAACCAAAGTACATGCATCAATTTTTCACATGCATGATTTCTATTATATCTATATGCATATTCTTGCAAAAGACATTGCCACATGCGATAAAGCCAACGATAATTTTCATTTGACTTTCTAACCCAAATAGCAGATGGATGATTAAAATGACTTGCTTTATATAGCGTATATTCAAACAATTCATCTTTCATACGCCAACGTTGAATGCTACGATTATTAGCAGTCTTATCAGTATACGGTTCACCATCAAGAACTCGGTGTGCAGTAGACATGAGTTGTGCATACTCAATAATCATTTTTACAACGTGTTTGTCTAAATGCATTTTAGCGCACGTTGATGGATCAGGATCAAGATAAAAAATATTCAATCTAATTTCTCCACAAGTACTTGGTCGCCTAGGTCTGTACCAAACGACATATTCTCATAGTATACACGAACAAGACCTTTACGTGCAAGTGAAACACATGTCACACATGCACCAAAATAATTTACATTTTCTGTAACGTCTTCAATAGATTGACTTGGAACACCTTCAGCACGGGACAACATTTCTGTCATCAATACAATGTCTTCTATGCCATCATTGAATTCGCTATCGCCCTCATCGATGATTTCGAGTAATGTTTGTAAATTTTCATCAGACAATTTTTTAAAGAATTTACCTAATGTGAGATATGGATTTCTAATTAGCATTTTTGCTATTGATTTTGTAATCGGTAAAAGATTTTCAGCGTTGACAATCTGTTCCATATTTGGATGAGAATTTTCAAAGTCAATATTGTCTTCCATTAAATCTCCACGTATTTTAGTTTAAAGTCATCGGCACGATTTTCATAATTAATGTATCCACGTGGATTGCAAACAACCCTAGTAGTGCCAATCATGTAGTCAAAGTCTTCGTGCGTATGCCCGTGAGTCCACAATTTGATTTGTGGGTTGTCAAGAATGAATTGATCCAAACGGCTACTATATGCGCCATTCATAATCACTTCGGTTTTGTATCGTGGATGAGTAGATGCCTTGCTAGGTGCATGATGCCCAACAACAACATACTTGTTTGTATTCTCACCAAGCATTGCAGTAGTCACTTGAATGTATTCTAACATTTTTTTGTGATCTTGTACAGTATCTTCTGGTGTGAATCTAGCAGGACGCTTATGAAATTCTGCTTGTTGAATTGCATGTCCATTTTCATCTAGTTTAACATTACCATCAGCATCGTATGCATTGACCATAGTCTTGTACGACACCATCTCGGTACTGTTTTGAATAATACGAAAATCATTCATCACACCACGAATGTGTGCAAGTGTAACAGGGTCTTGTGCATTCATGTCAGTCCACAATGTACCACCAATGAACGTTACATCGCCGAGTGTAACATGCTCTTTGTCGAGAATGTGTAGATTTGGAATGTGTCCAAGAAAGTTTCGCAGAATATTAAACGTTTCTGCATAGTCGCCATTATAGTGTTCGTGATTACCTGCAACGTAAATTACTGAAGGAAATTGAAACGCACAGCGAGAAAAGAAGTCAATATAACGTTGACTTTTACCATGCTCTACAAGCCCATATGGATCAGACTTACGGAAATCTGCGGCAACACAAATATCGCCAGACAGTATTAATACTTCAGCGTTCTCTTCGTTCTTTAAAATCAAATCACCAAACTCAAGGTGAACATCGGATGCAATAGCAATTTTCATTCTAGCAATTCCTTTAATCTATTTATTGTTGCATTCACGTTTTCGCCTTTATGTAGTATTCCAATACCACCAGCTTTGACAAATCCATCAATAACATAATCGGTATCATCCACCAATACGGTTGTGGATGTTGCATATTCGGCTTTCAATCTGCTACCTGGGCATACATTTGGTTTGTATTCAAATCCATGTTCGCAAAGCCATTGTGTTTTTTGAATTGTCACTTCTGCATGGTACTTTTGTCCGCCGCTAGAAGTCAACATTTCAATAGGAATGCCACGAATGGTTCTTACATATGCAAGCAATTCTTCTCCGCCTTCATGCCAATCTAGTGTAGCAAAGTTTTCATTCTCAATAAATTTAGTCCAGTTAGTGGAGAAGTTTTTTCTATCCCGTGATGCACCCGCAGTTTCACCGAACAGTTCAAAGTAGCGTCTATTGAAATCACAGAAAACGCCATCCATGTCTAGATAAATTTTAGTTATAGCCATATAATCAATCCGATCACTACGATAAACACAAAATATTCCATAATGGTGAAGTTTATCATTAGTTTATAAAACCAAGGATACTGCATCAATTTATCATATATGGAAAGTTTCATTCTGACATTCTCACAATTAAATTTTGTAAAACAGGTTCTATCTCAAAAACGGGAACGCTTGACATATACTGAACATAATTAATAACGTCAGTACCAGTCAAGCCTTTGTCCCATGCTTCAAGGATGTATCGTTCTATTACTGCACGGTCATCCATATCACTCCAATCAATATCATGTTCGAATATATGCTTCAGCGAATGCACGGTCTTCGTAATCCGCAACGTCTGTATCAATCTCATCTAACAGATTAACAGGTTTCTTTGCAGAAGATTTAGCCATCGCATTCATAATTCCATCAAGGGAATCACCAGCAGGAACAGGCGTAGGAGTAACTTTCTTTGCTTTCGCAACAACAGGCTTAGCCGCTTTCACAACTGGAGCCTTAACAGCCTTCACTTTAGCCAGTTTTGCAACAGGTGCAGTACCAGCGCCAACGAGTTCATAACTCACAACTGTGCGGCCATCACGATTGGCACGAACAGCAAAGCCCGTGTTTTTCTTGATTTCCCACAGATAAGTAGAAAGGCGAGTCGCAACGATACCATCAATCGCACGAATGGTGCTAACAGGTACGGGTGCTTTTGCGTTTTGCAAAACTTCAAAAATCTTTGTGTATTGTTGAGCAGATTTAGTCATAATATATTTCCTTAAAAAGAGTTAACTAAGAGATACATGGTAACACACCATGTGTTGTTTGTCAAGCGGTAACAACAAAAGGTTTGTCCCACTTGCCAACATTGATATGAGCATAGTAAGCGGTGTCAAAATAATCTGTCATCGCATCGCTATTATCATAATAATCACCAGAATAAATCGCAGTAACGATTTTGGTCATTAGTTCTTTTGCTTTACCAGAATAGTGGTTCTGATAATGGTAGGGATTCACTTGGTCGTAACCAGTGTCATTGGGACGGAAGCCACGGGATACTTGGTAGAAGTCTGCCAAGCAAGTTTCGTTAGAGTTAGCAATAAAATCTACAGGCGCAGATTTGATTGTGCATGTGATAGAGAGATTATCGCAACGCAAGGAATACTTAACGCCAGTGCCTTTGAGAGCGGCATCAAGGTTTGCTTTGATTTTCGCTTTGCGTTCTTGATTCATATAAGCCATGTTCAATTCACTCCATAAAAAATAGCGTCTTCATCATACGAATTAGATGAATACATCATCATATCGTGGTAAGCATTCATTGTATCAAGGAAGTCCTGATAAGTCAAATTAATTTGTTCTTCTTGTTGGGTTAAAGCAACAGTCTGTAATTCAGCATTTATCAAGTCAAGATTCATAATTAGTCCTTAATCTCACAACCAACACCCCTAGTATCGCATGAAATACCGCACCTGTCAAGGGCTTTTCTGGCAAATGTCGCAAAAAAACAACAAAATTAGGGCGGTTTTGGGAGGTTTTCCGCTATAGTTTGATGCTAGAGTACGTCCAAGCCGTCAGAGTCGCCCAAACGGCGGTCTAGGGCGTCAATATCAGCGCCTAAACGGCGGTGAAAAGAGTCCTCCCCATCATCCCCCGAAACCAGCCAATCGATCCTCTGCACATAAATTTGTGCCAATAAAAGTGTCATATGAGCCAGTTTAAATTTTTCAATAGTTTCTGGCGAATAACCATAACCTTTTATGTCTCCGTATTCGTTCACTTCCTCGGAATCATTGTCTAGGATAAGTTGTTCAATTTCATCTGCAATATATCCAAGTTCATATTGTTTGTATTGAAAATGTCCGCCACTCATACGGTACCCCCATAATAAGGAATCAGCAATTCTAAAGCGGCAATGATTTTGATGTTGTTTGTAACATCTTCTGGATGCAAATATTTACCTTCTTTAAAATCTTCAAGTTCTTTTCGCAAATATTTTAATTGATCCTTTAATACCAACAGAGTGATTCTGTCTGCGGTGTCAAAGTCAATTGATAATCCTGCACTCATGCGAATTCCTCTATATCAAATTTAGCCATAACGATTTGACCCTTAACTTTCTTTGGATAGAATTCTGGTGTTGTCATTGTCTCTGCAACAAGAATTTTACCAAGTGCGATCCATTCAACAAGTGACATTGAAATGTCAGTATACGCTTCAAGATATTCTTGGCATTCGGCAAACGTTTCAAATTGTTTTGCGTCTAGTGTGTTTGTCAATTTTGGTTTTGCGAGTAACATAATTTATTCCTTATAAACAAGTGAGGAGGTACCATCGTAACGTGAAATGTCTTCGTTCCATGAAGGTGGTTGTCCGCATTCAAAATGCGCTACATCACGACCTTCAATGTCTTCTTCAACATCTAGAATATCAACTTCATCGGTGTAGTGCCAATCATGGCACCATTCACAATAGACTTTAAATCTGGCTTCTGCCATTTTTCGTTTGCTTTGAAAGCCAGTCATTTATCGCTCCAAAATGAAATGGTCGCCAAGATACAAATCAAAAGTTTTGAGTAAGTGTTCGTAGTCACCACTTCGCATTTCTTTGATAATTGAATCGCCCAACTCAGGCGCACCAGAACGTCTAAATGTAGACTGAACAACCCCTATCAAGTAATATGCATTACCTTGAGGACCAGTCAAATCAATTACAATCGGTCCAGAATTTTTTTGTTTTATTCGAATCATATTCACTCCACAGAAATTGGGTCTAAACAAAATTGTGCAAACTCTTCCCATGTACCTTCGAACAATGGTTCTTGGTCATATGGACTTTCACCATATGGAAAATCGTGATACACAATCACTTTGTTTTCGTATACGTGATATTCATAATCTTGGCTGTAGTCACGGCCAGTCATTGGTGCGTAGATATAAATTCCACCAACACCATGTTTTAATTGAACAACCAATTGTGCGGCAAGGCAACCCATGCCATTTGCTTGTGCAGAATTTTTATCGCTATACCCATTGACTAGGGTTTTAGAATTTAAAAACTGAGCCAGTTCATGGCCATGCCCTGAAGGATAGCCATCGAATTGCCGATAGATGCACATGATTGGTTCGTTAGTTCCGTCATCGGAATTGGAACCATCGTACACATAAGTTAAAGACCGAGTACCCATTACATATTCTCCTTTGCCATATCATAGCCATTCATAAAATCAGCATCGGAAAACAACAAGTCATTCCAACGCTTCTCAACAATTTTCTCAACCCATTCAACTGGACAACCAACTTGCTCTGCAATTTCTTCGCAAAGCATAACTGTGGTGTCTAGTATCTCATTAATTTGAATTTCAATTTCGCTCATTATGCATTTTCCTGCATAGCACTAACACCAGTAAACATGATAGCAAGACCAGTTACCGCAACAATCATTTGAACCAGCAAATTGGCATCAGGATTCACTTCGATAGTACCAACGGCACCAAAGACAATCAAAAAACCAACAAGCATTCGAATAGAACCACGCATTTTAATCTCCAATCAACTGAACAAATTCTAGTATAACACAATAGGCGGGAATGTCAACAAGTTTTTTCACTCTGTTGTTTTTATGCAACACCTTAACCTTCAATTTTCAGTCATAACTTTGTATATTTTACACACCATGGCTGGATCACTTTCGCCATAAATATCCAATACTCTGTCCATAACCCTAGCCAAGTTTTCATAGTGTTTATTCATATATTCTTCCTGTCGTTTTCGCATATTTGTTTTATTTGTCTTGGGCTTTAACACTTCTTGATAATGCTTTGCATTTCCTTTCGAATCGGTCCATTCTAAATTTGAAATCCGGTTGTCGTTTTTCTCGCCGTTCTTGTGATTAACAATAGGCAAATTTTTAGGATTTTTAATAAAACATTGTGCAACTAATCGATGTACTAGAAAATATTTTGTTACTTTATCATCAGTTCTTAATGCAATTTTACGGTAACCACAAAAAGTTCGTGAATCTTTTAATTCAATTTTTTTACCAAGGCGTTTATCAGAATAAACTTTACCTTCTTTAGAAACATAATAACCAGAAAATCCAGGGATAGATTTTAAATTTTTGATTGTCATTTTAAGCCGCTTTCAACATAAGAGTAGGATACTTCACAAAACCAGTGGTGTCTTTTTTTGCTTTGCCTTTAGCATACAAACCAACCACAACACCTTTAGGGTCAAGGAAACGTAGGTCCGATTCGTCACCATTGAAAACTGGCATACCCATATAAGTCTCAGGCATCGGCAAAGTTTTCTTGATACCAAACACGGTAGCAACATTATAACCTTGTTGAATTGCTTTTGCAACATCGGCATCATTGCCGTCAGCGGCAGAGAATGTCAAGTGGTAGTTAGCGATATCAACAATTTTACGTCCAAGAATCTTGGTGTAGTCATAGAATTGGACTTCAGGAAAAGCGGTGAAAATATTACGGAAGAATTTTCCGTTACGCACAACCTCATACTTTTCAAACGCAAGGTCGGAAGTACCATTCAAACGGAACACAGGAATCAGGTTCATCCGTTTGCTTTGCTTGATAGCCAATTCAATATCAGCAACAAGCAAAGTCATAAAATAGTTACGGGTTTCGAAAAACATTTTGGTTTTGCGAATACGTGCCTGTTGGATAACGTTAGTGGTTTCGCCACGCTTAAACATACCACCACGACCAGCGGTGTTTAGGCAAGCGGCAGTACAACCAGCAGTACGCTTGGCGCAGGTTTCATAACCGCTCAAGTTGGCCGGCGCAAGGTGCAGAATGTAAGTATTGTAACCTTGGGACATTCCTTTCAGAACCTTGGGATTTCCAGTAGAGAGCAGTTTCATAAATTTCCTTTGTTTTCTCAATCAACAAAGTCTATTCTACAGGTCCTACCGAGGAAGTCAACAACTATTTTTAGTTTTGTGGGGTTTCTGCAACAGCCAAAATGTTGTAAAAAAACAACAAAAAACCGCCTGATTAGGGCGGTTTTAGGCGGTTTTTGCCGGTTGGGAGGGGTAGGAGTACAGTCTAGGTCGGAAAGTCGCCTTATCGGCGGTTTAGAGGGGCGCTATATGCCAGTTTTTCATTGCTTTTTCCAGTTCCTTGAAGGCTTCATCTTCCTCTTTAGAATATGACGGAATTGTGACAGTATTATTACTAGGTGTCAAAGTGACTTTAATATTATCATAATTGTAACTATTAAAAGCTGGAATAGTATTATTCATATTATCAAGATTAATAATTCCACCAACTGTAAGTCCATCAGTTTCTTTTGCCTTGGGCTTTTCATCTTCAACTTCAAACTTAACAGCATCCCATACTGTTTGAAATTTTTCGTACAATGTAGAATCGATATCATCAATCATACCTTCCATTGTGTAGATTGCAGATTGTAATGTTTTTATGTCGGTATCATTTTCTACACCAGCAACAAGAAGTTTAAATAGACTTCTAAATTCTCCTACTCGGATAATTTCAGTTTCTAAATCAGTTAATTCACCCCAATGTTTCATATTGACTCCAATTTAATTTGTTGATTGTTGCGTGGTTGTTCACGAACAGATTCTTTGATAGTGTTTTGAAATTTGCTAACACTACTATCTATAAGCATAGCAATACCTGAAGTGCCAGCAGTAGCTAAAAAAATTCCAAATGCAATTCCACTCAAAAATTTAATCATGCTATATTCCAATTCATGTTATCACGAACCTCTACAGATTCACTACCATCATATTCGTGAATGCGAAAAGCAGTACCAACAGGCAACCATTCGATTGTTAAATCATCAGCACCACCACAGTATGTATGTGGATGAATAGCAGTAACATATGATTCAATTGCCTCTACAGAGTCACCACGTTCAACCATAGCAACTAGTGTTGGATCAAAAAGCATAAAGTCACGATTATCTTCGTCACCAGCATATGCCCATGTTGACCAGCCAGCACCATATCCTGGAGATACTAGTACTGCAACTTTCCCATCACGAATAACTTTGTTCATTAGTCCACCTTCATTGCATTCAATTCGCTAATTTTTTGTTCTTCAATTTTACCAGTTTCTTTGTCTAACTCACGGAAAGATTTAGACGCACGTAGTTGTGCATAAAGTGCGGCATTACGTTGTACTTCAGCAAGCATAATTTTGTTTGATTCATCAGCAGAGAAACGTAGTCGAACAAATGCACGGAAACCACTACCTTCTTTCACGACAATAAAGTTTGTGCGTTGAACACCAACTAGATTTACTTTAGACACAATCAATCGTGTAGTACGTTCGATATCAGCATTAGCAACACCTTTACCTAGCACACCAGATTCAACCGCAAAGTCTTTCATCATGGCACTAGTGTATGAAGAATAGTTAGATGCAAGTTCACGTTTAGCGGATAGCATCGCCTTGTCTACTGCAAATTGAAAATCATTTGAGTATTCGGTACCAACACCATAGATAGAAGAATCATCTTTCTTTGGTGCATCTGCATACCATTTAGGATAGTCTACTTCATTACTAAAAGTTTTTGTTTCACCCACACTAGGACCATCTTTGATAGTGCTACATGCACTTAGTGCAAGCACAAATGGTACTACAATATAACAGAGTAACTTATCCATAATTAATTCCCAACTTTCTTAATGTATTGTCCAGCCTTGTTCAAATCTTGACCAGCGCCTTCCATTGCACCACCCACAGTACCACAGCCCGTTAGAACCGCAAGTACACCCATAATAAAAAACAACTTCATTTTACTGCCTCTCAATACTTACATGATGATTAATAACTTTTCTGCTAGAGAACGGAATGTCCTTTACCAGCGCCTCAAACTCCATTATACTGTACCTAGGTTTGAAAGTCAAATTCTTATCGGTAAATAAAAACACCAGCAGTTCATTAGAATGACTTTTGCCATTTGGCAATTCAGCTTGTAGTTTATAATTAGCAGATGGAATTTGAATTTGTTTGTTAGTCTCCAGTACTTTGTCAGTATAGACCATTTGGTACTCTTTGTCAACTAGATTAAAAATGCCAACGGTACCGGCAATCCCAGAGACGGCTTGAAAAACAAATCGTTCGCCAGCCTTCAATTGATTTTTGCCCTCAACATGAAACTTCATAGTATTGGTAATCTTCTCTACGTTCGCAACAATGTCAACTTCACAAACTTGTCGATTCCTATCGGGATAAACTTGTTTGTCTTTTTTGATGATTGTTTTAATCTCACCGCTCACTTCGGTATATAGAGTAGACAGCACGGTACACTTCTCATCTTTGCAATTTTCGTTTTGTGCGGCTTCAATCATTTCACCAACAAAATTTGCAATTGCATTTTGCTTTGCCTTTTCTTCAGCAAGTCTACACGCAACATTCTCAGCAGTATCAGGACCAAATGAATACTCACCAGTACCTGATACACGTTCGGCATGTGCAATACTTGCACAAAGCAAAGTCATAACAAATAGTTTACGCAACTTTCAATCCTTTCAGTCTATCTGCCGCATAAGAAGCGGCAAATGCATTTGGCTTAACCATCGGAACAACATTACATGTTCCTTTGATGTATCCAATTGCTTCATTAATCACACAAGAACTTCCATGCATCTCATTCGGATTGATATCCAAATGAACTTCTACATCACGACCTTCAAGCACATCTGCAAGTTTGATATACAACTCAGAAAGTTTATATACTTCGTTCATCAAACGATATCTTGGTCGATTAACTTTTTGGTCATAGTCACGCTCACGTTGTACTTCACCAAACAATTTGCATCCATTATTTCCGTTGATATGAACTACGATAGCAAGAATGTAATCTGCATACCACAACCCACCTATGTTAAATCTTTCAGAATCACAGCCAATATAGATTTTAGTATCTGGCGTTTGCTCTTCTATAAATTGTCTTACTTCTTCTAAATCTAAACGTTTCATTTAATTTCTTCTAATGTTGGCGCATAGTTTCCCACATGCTGTACTGTAATTGAAGATGCTTTATTTGCAAATTTAATTGCATCTTCAATGTTATTTGTCACAAGATATTGATAAGTCAAAGCGGCTAAGAATGTATCGCCCGCACCACACACATCAACTACATCAACTTTTTTAGTTGCGTATGTGGTATTGATATGTTCACCTTTCAGCATTGCACCTTTTGCACCTAGTGTTACAATCATATCCCATGCATGAGATTCAGACTCTTCGAATTCTTTTTCATTGATTTTAATGTAAGCACCATTAAATGCTTCTAAGTTTTTTTTCTTAGTATCGATAAAAACTGGTCCATTAAAATCATGAATCAGATTTTGAATATTTTCATAAGTTAAAAAACCTTTGTTATAATCTGATATAACAACAGCATCATAACCTTCTGTATCTACAATCCCATCCCAAGGTTCTATTTTTGGTTCGTCATCTATCCTAACAATTTGATATCCAGATTTTTCATCTATAATTCTAGTCTTTGTGATTCTAGGTTCACCATTGACACCTGCCGCTTGATTTGAAATTATCGTTGTATCACAGCCGAGTTTATACAGATTGCTATGGACATTTCGTGCCATACCAAGTCTGGTTTCTTTTCTAGTTAATTTGATTACGGGAATCGGGGCTTCTGGACTCAATCTGTCGATTGTTCCATATTGATAAACGTCTATGCAAGAATCACCGATTAGCAATATCTTGAATTTTGTTTGTGGTTGAGTATTTTTCAAGTCTGTCATAAAATTTAATTTCTTTGCAGAATTCAGAACCAATGATTGGTGTGTTTCTGTAGTCACTTCCTTTAACCATTATATCAGGCTTGTATTCACGAATCAAGTTTATCAATTCATCATCGGTATCAAACACATCTACTCTGTCTACTGATTTGAGTGCGGCTAACAATGATACACGTTCATATTCAGTATTGATTGGTCTATCTTCACCTTTCAACTCTTTAATGCGTCTATCAGTATCAGTAAGCACGTACACATATGCATTAGGAAACGATTTTGCATATTGCAATAATCGTATATGTCCTAAATGTATAATGTCAAATGATCCGTTTACTATGATTCTCATATCACTATGTATATGGTAGGCTGAGAGGGAATCGAACCCCCACTCAAAGGATTATGAGTCCTCTGCTTTAACCGTTAAGCTATCAGCCCATACTGGTGCGAGAGGAGGGACTCGAACCCTCAATCCCTGCGGCGGGAGATTTTAAGTCTCCTGTGTATACCATTCCACCACTCTCGCATAACTGGCCTGCCCTGAGAGATTCGAACTCCCGACATGCGGTGTAGAAGACCGCTGTTCTATCCAACTGAACTAAGGGCAGTTATTTAATTTCTATACATGTAGTATAGTTTGTATTGATTGATTTGTCAAGTGGAGCGGGGTAGGAGAATCGAACTCCTCGCTTTAGCTTGGAAGGCTAAGGTATTACCACTATACGAACCCCGCATTTTTTTGGCATCCCCTGAGAGACTCGAACTCCCACTTACGGTTTTGGAGACCGCAGTACTGCCATTATACTAAGGAGACATTTGTTACGGATTCTTTGCAGAATGTGGTACATCAAACACGAATGTAATTCTGTCTACTGTACCATTGTTCCACGCAGAATGATATTTCTTATTGTCAAACCAGAAAAATGTTCCTGGTTCTATTTGTCTTTCTTCACCATCTACTTCATACAAGTAAGTGCCTTGCAATGATAAATGATATCTATCTCTTGTTGCATAATATGTGCCATCATCAACATGGCGACCAACACTATCATTCGGATTTAATTTAAAGAAAGCGGCTCTTGAAGTTTGCGTAATATTATGCTTCTTAAGATACTTTCTTACTTCTGTATATTTATCGTAAAGCGGTGTGCGTCTTTGCAAATCAGAATTTTTAGGATTCTCATCAGCACTACGAACCATCGCCATTACTAAAGGAAGAAATCCATATGGGTTTTGTTCTCCACCAATTTTAGAATAAGTGGAAACTGCTTGCCAATCTTTGTCATCGATCTGCCCAAGAATTTTACTTATATCAATTCCAGTTTCAATGAATCTAAAGTTACTCATCACCATACTCCATCAATTGCATATTTTCTGTATCAGGAAAATCATATCTATCAAAGTGGTCAAAATTAGTTTTACCAATTGGCATGATGTTCACACCAACAATGATTCTATAATTGCAATCAGTAGGACTTGTTTGATGTGTCGCCCATGAGGGAAACATAACTAACGTGCCTGCAATAAATTCCATTTCTTCCTGTGACTTCAACATCAATTCATTCTTACCTGAGATTGCAGGTTGTATTACATACTTCTCTGCACCTAGATTTGGAAATACTGTTCCGCTTGCATTGCCATCAGCATCAAACAAATGAAATGAACCACCTAAGAAACTATTTGCATGACTATGCATATGATGAAAGCCTTTTGCTTTCTGTCTAGTTGCCCACATACTTGTAATGCCACACTCATCATAGTAACCCATATCATCCATTGCATACTTACCACAACTATGAATGAAGTCTGTTAACTTTTTTACTTTAGCATCTTTGTGTAAATTTGCTCTAGTGATTTGAAGTCCATTCTTCTCACGTTCCGAAAGATACAGATGATCTTGTGCAAGATATCGTACTAAGAATTCTTGGTCATTCTCAAAGTTTGGATAGAAAAATCTCCAAACTGGAGTATAGAATAATTTATGTAATTCAACTTTCATTTGTATGTCTGTCTAAATTTAACTTCTTTAGTCTCTTCATTGTATTTGTGAATTTCTTCAAACTCATCATCATACAAACCCATCTCTTGGCTGATACGAACCATTTCATCTAATGCGGCTTCTTGGCGTTTCTTAGCAAATGCTTCATAGCCTTCTTTAGTGCCTAATTCGTATCCTTTATCAGAATGAATTTCTTCGCCGGCCTCAATATTCTTTTTATCAATCATAAAATCACCCTATGATATTCATAGTTAACTGTGTCCTCATTCTCTCTGAAAACAACTGCACCATTACGCATATGAAAACGTTTAGCCATTTCCGTCTTAGGACTTAGCGTAACGTATCTTTGAATTTCTGGTTTGTTTTCTTTGATGTGTCTAACAGCATCAAAAATTAATGTACGACCGGCACCTGGAGCATAACTCCAGATGGTATAAAAGATTGCAACAACAGGTTCAGTTGATATCTGAAACAACTCTGTTTCTTTTGTTGGAATTTCTGTTTGATAACTCACGCATGTAATTGCTTTCACTTGTTCAGTTTCGTCACGTAATACAAAGATATCTTTGTTGTCACCAACTCTGTCAACATGCGGAATATGAGGACGCACAGGGTCTTCACTTAACATACTCATTACACTATCAGTAAACGATTTTATTAAATATAACATTTTATACTTTCACTTTATTTTCTAAATTAATGGTGGAGGATGGGAGGATCGAACTCCCACTTCATGCTTGCAAAGCACATGTGCTCCCATTATCACTAATCCCCCAAATTGGTCCGAGTAGTAGGATTCGAACCTACGACCCTCTGGTCCCAAACCAGATGCGCTACCAGACTGCGCTACACTCGGTATTTATACTGGTGCCCCATGACAGAATCGAACTGCCGTAACCTGATTACAAAACAGGTGTAATGCCATTATACTAATAGGGCTAAAACTTAAATTACTTTCTCCATAATATTCTTCGCTAAGTTATCAACATCGGCTCTTGTTGTGCCTCCGAGAATAACAATAGCATACTGTTCACCATTCTTATGTACGATCATCACAAGACACTTACCAGCCGCATTCGTTGTGCCAGTTTTAGAAACTTCAATGATATCAAATTTGTTCATCAACTTCACGTTAGTGTTATTGACAGAAATGTGTTTCTCTTTATTCTTCTTATCTACAACTGTCAAATCATATCTACTTAATGCTGATATTTCACGTATTTTATCATGCTTGTATGCATCTGTCAACAGAATAACTAAATCTCTTGCGGTGCTGGTGTTCTTTGCACTTAGACCAAACGTGTCATCAAATTTTGTATTGTACATCTCAAGCGCAATTGCACGTTTGTTCATTTGATAAACTGTCCATAGTTTACCGCCCATGCTTTCTGCTAATGCTTCTGCCGCTCTGTTGTCACTTTTGACTAACATCAAATTCAACAACTCTTCTCTAGTAAACTTATTATGTGAATAGAACATTCCTTTATATGGAACTTTCTCATCTAAAGGAAGTCCACTCTCAATCAATACTAGTGCAGTCATTAGTTTGGTAATACTTGCTATTGGTCTGATTGTATCGATTTCAAAATCAACAATCGGATGTTGTTTTGTAATATTATATGCGTAGACTGTAACAGCATTAACATTCAAACATGTCAACATGAATAGAGACAAGATTATTTTTTTCATATTTTTCTTTGTTAATGGCTCCAGAGGCAGGGATCGAACCTACGACCAATTGATTAACAGTCAACTGCACTACCGCTGTGCTACTCTGGAATGAAACTGGTTGCGGGTGAAGGATTCGAACCTCCGTCTTCCAGGTTATGAGCCTGATAGTCTGACCACTGACGTAACCCGCTAAAATTGGAGTGCGTGACAGGATTCGAACCTGCATAAAAGGGATTTGCAATCCCGTGCCTAACCGTTCAGCTACACACGCACATACTATTATGTATAAAAAATCTGGCGGTCTTAGGGGGTAACGATCCCCACTCTTATGGCGTGACAAGCCATCGTGCGTCCATGAACACTTTAAGACCAAAACTTGGTGGAGTAACTTGGAGTCGAACCAAGAATGTTTACCCAGAGGGATCAGATTTACAGTCTGAGGATGCACACGCCATAGCATCAATTACTCCATGGTATTAGTTGTATCGTTTTGTTATGGACAGCAATCACCCTACTGCCGTTTGCTTTTATCGCCCAAACCTTATACAAGGACATCGGCCGATGTTAACCTTGCTTTCGTTTGGCACAACTGTGTGTAACTTCAATCTAGAATCCATTACATTGCCAGTGCATTATCCAAGTGGACACAGGATTTTTCCAAAACGATACAACTAATACCACATTTAATTACACTGGATGATTGACAAAAATAACAGTTTTGAACCTGCCCTACCATGCCGTCCATGGATTTGTTTGTCAACCACATTACGGACCAAGTTGTTCCAGCGTGATTCGCTCGTTCATGTAATCTAGAAGTGCCAGTCCGTCAACTGGTTCTCACTTGTTAAATTACCTACTGGCTTGGTAACCAATGTAATTAAATCTGGTACACGGTACGGGAATCGAACCCGTCTTACATACGTGAAAGGCATGTGTCCTAAACCGATAGACGAACCGTGCATATATTTTTTAAAGAACATCTGATTGATTTCTCAATCTATGAATAGAGTATAACACTCTAGACATTTTTTGTCAACAACAATTTTTGGTAACTGTTGTTTTTTTTCAACACTGGCAGAGAGTATGAGATTCGAACTCATGCACCGCTTTCGCAATGACGGTTTAGCAAACCGCTCCTTTAACCACTCAGGCAACTCTCTATAACTTTGGCGGAAGCGGTGAGATTCGAACTCACGGAACATTTCTGTTCGTCTGTTTTCAAGACAGGTGCAATAAACCGGACTCTGCCACACTTCCATATCTTGGTGCAACCTAGAGGAATCGAACCTCTTTCAATGGTTCTTCAGACCACCGCTATGACCACATCAGCTAAAGTTGCATTGGCGCACCCTGAGAGAATCAAACTCCCAATTCCTCGTTCGTAGCAAGGTGTGATATTCATTTCACTAAAGGCGCAAAATACTTGGTGCCCCCGTGGAGACTCGAACTCCAAAAATTTGGCTTCTAAGACCAACACGTATACCAATTCCGTCACAGGGGCATTTGGTGCTCAGTACAAGAATTGAACTTGTGATAAACGCTTATCAAGCGTCCGTTATACCATTTAACTAACCGAGCAAAATCTGGTACCTTGTGACAGGATCGAACTGCCGACCTTCTCCTTGTAAGGGAGACACTCTACCGCTGAGTTAACAAGGCAATTTTCTTTGGGGTGACCTATGGGATTTGAACCCATCCTATCGGAATCACAATCCGAGGTGCTGACCGCTAACACTAAGGTCACACCAAAGAAAACTGGTAGGGGCACCGAGAATCGAACTCGGATTAATAGGTTAAAAGCCTACTACTTTAGCCGTTAAGTTATACCCCCATTTGGTGGTGACAGTTGGATTCGAGCCAACGACCTCCTGCGTATGAAGCAGATGCACTACCGCTGTGCTATGTCACCTTTTATTTGGCAGAGGGTACAAGGATCGAACTTGTGCTAACAGAGTCAAAGTCTGGTGTGCTACCGCTACACTAACCCCCAACATAAAAAATATGGATGCAAATTGTTAAAGAACTTGTTTTTGCTGAGTCACGATCAACTCAATACAAAGTATAACACAATCAGGAAGACTGTCAACAACTATTTTCATAGATGTTGTTTTTATACAACACAAAGAAAAACCCCCTAGAGTTTGGTGTCTCTAGGGGGCTTGTCTTTGTATTCTCTTTGGACTTATGGTCCTCAGGTATAACAAGCCCCCATCACTGGTGAATGGCAATCGGATTTCTCAAAGCGAGAAATACTCTGCCACATAATTGGCATATAATTTCTTGTTGAGAGTTTCGAAATTAAATTCATTTTAGAGTACCGTTTCTTTCGTATAAATGTTAGACCATTTCTGGAGTTTTTCTTTTTTCTTTCGTGATGCGTTATCTACTTCATCAATATTAATAATACCTGTTTCAATCATCAATTGAATCATACAAAATAAATCACCAACTTCTTCTGTCAATCGTTCACGATTAGATGCGCCATTATGTTGTGCATGTAATCCAAATCGAAAAACCTTACTGATTGCCTGTGTCACTTCTGCACATTCTTCCTGGGCAATCAATAAAATTTCTTTCTCATTCGCATTAATCATTATCCAAACCTTTTCTCAATTCATAAAATGCTCTGCGAACCTCGGCGGTAATTATACTGCATCAGCTTCTCCTTTGTACCAGAGTCACATCACACACAGCCTCCACCCGCTTCCCGACAGGTTCCGTTGTCGTATTGCTAACGCCAGTTCGGTTTAACTGCTACATCTTACTGTAGGGACAGATTCTCTCACCAATGTTACTAAAGGTGAACCCTTGTCCGAACCACCCGTGATTAATTATTTCACTTCTCATCCTGCGGGTCACAGTAGCCACTATCACATGGCACGGTCTTTACATATTCTGAATGAATTGCTTCACCAAGAATCGTTTCACTTCCCATGCGTTAGTCATTCGCACAGTCTTTTCTTTTTTATTAATTCTATATGTAATATATAGTCTTTTTGGAGCAGAAATTACCACAGCACCAAAAATATTTTTACTGAGTCCAAATGGTATCACATAAGCATCACCGTTGTCAAGTTTTTTCTTGGCATAACCATTAGCACCTTTGATTTTATCAAGACCACCAAATCGAACTGTATCTAAAATTTCAACAGCCATCGATTGTCGTGGACCCATACCATCAATATACATATTGTTCCTTATGCTTTGGTTCTCTCTTACGCTTGTCTGCAACCACACGCATACGATACTTAGGGCTACGCAAGTCCTTCGCTACCATATTACGTGGTTTTGTTTTCGACAATTTAAAATTCAGGCTCTCCATAACTTCCGTAATCCTCATCGGTTCCATATCCTGCTGAAGCCATAGCGGAATCAAAATCTCCGTCCATGTCATCATTATACTCTGCATCCATAAAACTTGCAACAAAATTGTCTACCAATTCTACTGGTACATTAAGCATTGTCGCAATCGTGAATTCATTGTACCCTTGTATGTACAACTCTTCAATTTGCATAGCCAACTCGCCCATCTTACTCATGCTAGTTCCTTTTGTTTATCCAAAACTTGTTGATACGTCATTGCGGGTTCTTTGTGTGCAATCGCACCATCAAACTGTAACTGAGATTTCTCAAACCATGAAAGGTAATCATCACTTTCCATAGACCAATCAATCATGTACTCACTGGAGTAATCCGTATCAGTTTCAATGCCACTCAATGCAAACTTCACAAACTCATTATAGTCTATGTTAAGCGGAACGTCAAGTATCTTATACTCTGAACCGCCTTTTGCTTTCCAATACTGAGGACACTCACCCACACCATCCCAATCATGTGCGCCATAATTTTCGTGGTACTGAGTGCGGATAACTATCATCATATATTTATTCCTTAAAACCTAAATTGAATTCCATCATCAACATTTTGGCAATGTTGATATACTGCCGTGCATCATTCGAACTACCACATGCAATCATTTCCTGTGCATCGGAAAGATAACTTGCAATCACCATGCCAGGACCAGAAAATTTGAAACTGATTGAATCCGTAACGGACTCAAGGATTTCGGATTTCTTAGCACCGTATGCTTGGATTTCCCAGAGGGTTTGTTCGTTCGCTGTCATCATTTCATTTCCTTTATCAACTCAACAGACTCTAGTTTAACAGGTTGGGTAGGTAAGTCAACAACTATTTTTGGTAGTGTTGTTATTCTGCAACAGGGGCAAACATCTTGCGACCATCGACCATGAACCGTTCAAAGGCTTCCATCACTCGCTCGGAGTAAATCATCTTACCTTCTTTTTGGATATCTTGCAACAACTCCAAGAAACCCAAACCCAAAAATTCACGTTCTTTATTCAGAATACCAATTGCTGTTTCGATTTTCATTTTGTTTCCTTAATCAAAAAAGTTGCCAGACTGACACGAAAATGCATTTTGACCAGCATCAAACCAAGCCATAGGATGCAAATCCAACTTATCAATCACTTGACGATTACACATTTCCATCGCATTCAGTTTAGATTCTGCGGTGAATTCGTAAACATCTTTACCAACATAAAATTTGTATGTAATCATATTAAGCACCATAAAAGTTAGAAGTAAAACCACAAGCATTATAGACACACTCACGAACTTCGGTGTCCATCGCCTCACCAAATTTGCTATAGTCAGATTTCGCTAACATGTTGAGACACTTATAAGTCTGTGGCCATGTCAGGTTCATTGTAATTGCAGTAACGACAACGCCATGAACTGCTAAGTTACCAACTTCGCTAAACATTCCGTAAGAGATATCTGTAGTCAATGTAGTCATTTTATTTCCTTAAATCAAATCAACTTGAACTTGCGTACCAACTTGCGAGGTATTGTAACTTGTCATACCAAGACCAGTGGGAACTAACGCACCATCTTTTTGCGCCATGTAACGCATGTAAGACAAACGCAACAGAGCATCATTAGCCGCTTGCGAATGGGTGTATGTAGCAAACACACTAGCAACACCAGCAACTGTGGTGTAGACACCAATTCCGTCAAACATCACACGGATTTTTTGTGAATTCTTGAAGCCCTGAATGTAAGTCTTAGTACGCATATCAAATTTCCTTATTTCTCAATCACTACAGAATCTATTCTACTCTCTTCGGCAGAAAAGTCAACAACTATTTTTCAAGTTGTTGCTTTTTTGCAACAATCACAGATAGTGAGGACCCATCCACTGGATTGAATATCCACCGTCCAGAATGTTACCACGGGCGGCGTTACGTGCAGGAGCCGCCCAACCAGCCGCTTTCAGAATGTCGCCTTTACGGAATTTTTTGTCTGTATCAGTTTTCACAATGAAACCCCAAACCGAGGAACCAGTAACAACCTTGATGTACTTGCTACCTTCATCAATCCGAATTCCGTTGATAAACTCGTCAAGCATCCGTGCTTGGATTTCGGTGCGAGGTTTACCGCTTAGTGTCTGCCAACTTTCGTAATCGGCAACAATGTCATTCTTCAAGGTTTCTAGTGCTTCGTACATCATTTTCATTTCCTTTATCAATTAACCGAGGGTTTTAACAGAACCGCCAACTGCGGCACCGAACAGAACCATCGCAACAAACAAACCCATCAAAATCGCTAAAACCGTAATCATTTAAATCTCCAATCAATCTCACTCACTACAGAATCTATTATACAGGCACTGGTGGGCAAGTCAACGGATATTTTCACTTTGTGCAAAAAAACAACGTTTTGTGGGGAAAAAACAACAAAAAAGCCGTCTAGGACGGCTTGGAAATGGGTATTAGTACCTTGGTATTCAATTTTCGGACTCTAGTTCCTCGTCTTGTGGGAGGGTTTCGCCACGTTCTAGTCGGTGGGTATCGCACAATGTTGAAATCCATCCGTAGTTATTTGAACGACCAGGATTGCCACACACTTCACATGTACGATATGACATGGACTCAGCCATGCGAATCATTCCACCAATCCCATCGGTATAACCATTAGTGTAGAATCGCAATCCGCCAAACTTTTCTTTGACTTGGCTTGCTGTGACGTATGGCATAGGTGGAGGAACTTCATGGTATTCGGCTTTTTCAATTGCTTTATTAGCAGATTCAATCGCCCACTCGTCTGGTTCTTCTTTACCACCAAACGTAAAATGCTTTTGAAGTGAACGTACATCTCCAGCCAATGCACGTTTCAATGCACGATTAAATTTTAATGCATTCGCACGGCGCTTACGTTTAAAGTCAACGTGGCTTTGAATGTTTCCACACAATGCATCAATGATGTTGTACCAACCATCACCACATTCAAAACCCCAACACATAGCAGTATGCGTCATTGGTGCATGACGATACTTGAAAATCTTTGGGTACTTTGCTACTAGTGCTTCATCCAATTCCTTTTTCATAATATACTCTCAGAGGTTATTTTATTTCGTCAAATTCTTCAAACTCATCCCAATCATCTTCATTTATATTTTTAGGATCAATAAATTTAGTTTGGTGCTTGAACTTATCTTTTTGTTTTTTCGATTCGTTCAACTTCGGTTTCCTTACTCTGCCTTCGTCTTCATAGAAGTCACGGAAACTGGAATATTTCTTTGTCTTAGCCATTTGTTACTCTGATTCTCCCTGCAAAATTTCAGGCAACGCTTCTTCGATTAATTTTCGATTGATGCCTTTGTAAGTAAGTTTTTTTTCTTTCATCATCAAAACTAATTTGGCTTCTTCAGGCGAAACGCTTTCTAAAACCTCAATAAACATTGCTTCCCGTTTAATAGGATTCAATGTAGTTCCTGTTATGAAGTATTGAAACTTTCTTAACTCTCTAGGCAATCTGTTGTGCCCCCAATTTGCTGGAGTTTCCATCTCTTTATATGGAGGTGCACCTTTAGGCAACTCAAACTGTATATTCTTATGAAATGTATATTTAAGAACAGTTTTCAATTCTGGTGTCAGATTTGCAATTTGCTTCAATGCACTTGCTTTCTTTGCCACAGGCAAATCTCCGATGTGCTGTAGCAACTCGGGCAAAGTCATTTTCTCAATATTAATAGCCATTTTAAAATTCCTGTATATGTTCCATCAACTGCTTCATGCGGTTTTGGATAAAATAGTTAAGTAGTTTTTCCCTACCACGTTTAGGGGTATTTTCATAAGCATCAAGAATTTTCTCTTGATACTCAGTCGGAATCTTCGACAGGTCAATCAGCAATTCGTTTCGTTTGTAATTACGCCACATCACATCATCACAAAAAGACCTTGGTTCTTCTTCTAACCATTTATTTAGTTTTTTCTCAGTTACAGGTTTCTGCCGACTCTCAGCAACAAGGCAATCATCACTACTAAGAAAATTAGGGATACCATCGCTTCTGTCTCCTTTAATAATGTGTTCTTTTAGGAATTTATCTGGATCAATACAGCGCAAGAACTTCTTACCCATTGGGCTGTATTGTTCTACGTTTGCGAACTTCTGCAATTGCATGAAGTCTTTATCGCTGGACAGAATCAGAATCTTTTCGGTAGTGCTATTCTTAAGTGGAACGCCAAACTTGTGCGTTAACGTAGCAATAACGTCATCGGCTTCAGTTTTGTCAACTTGAATCACTTTGTACGGAAAGTATTCTTTAATTTCATCACGCACTTTGTTTAGCGTTTCAAAGATTAGATTCCAATCAAATGGAGACGCCTCTCTATCTTTCTTACGACCTGCTTTGTAGTAAGGGAAGTATTCTCTGCGCCAGTATTTCTTGTCATCGCAACAGATAACAATGTCACCATAGTCATCACGGAATTTGACGTTATACATTCGAATGCTATTCAGCACCATGTGGCGAATGAGATTCTCATCAATTGGGTTTGATGCATTTGAATTTATTTGCATCATCAAGTTTGAAATCATTACCTGATTCAAGTCAATCAAAATCATTTTAAGTTATCCAGTTATTACTCTTACAATAATTGTATCAGAGTTAATGCGTCCTGTCAACTCGGAAGGTTTGGTAGTCAATCCGTCTAACAGTTTTTTCAACACAATCTTACCACCATCAAGTACTTGCTTAACAGTCACTTCTGGCTTACGCAAACGTTTGCCAATGGACGTTTCTGTATTGAAGTTTTGAATTGTTGTGCCTTTGATCGTCAGACCTTTAGCATTATCGCAATTGTACATGCCAAGCAATTTTGTTTTGGTATTGTACAACCAGACTTGGTTCGCACCAATAATCTTTTCTGGCAGAACACTCTTCAAATTCAACTCAGCGAAATCTTTCATGTATTGCACTTTAGCCACAATGACACTTGCAGGTTTCTCTTTTACTTTACGTGCTTTACGTGTGGGTTTCTTTTCTGCGCCACGATTTGTTTCTGCAACAATTGCATCATAGAACTCTTTAACTTTACGCAATTGTACTTTAGTGAAATTGGAGTATGCCTCTTTCGTATCTGCATCCGTTGCATTCATCACTTCTTCAAATTCTTTAGAACGCTTGATGAACACTTCACACATGCGCTTTTGTACAACGGCAGATAATTCTTTACCTTTTAGATATGATTGCATATCTGGTGCAGACTTACACCCACCAGCAATGAAGTCATCTACAAGTCCTTCGATTTCACCGACTTCTTCAGATGCCTTTTCACGAATTCTATCTTGAATAGAAACGACTGGTGCGGTCGATGTTGCAACAACAGGTGCTTTTGCTTTTTTAGTTTTCTTTGCAGTCTCAACAACATTCTTAAATTCTTTGACAAAGAATTTTTTGAATGATTCGGATGGTTCGTAACCCATACACATCATACGTGCTACCCAACCAAGTTGTACTGGAATAGATGCGTCACTTGATGCGACTAAAGAAATTTCTTCCTTCGGTCGATCAACGCTAGCCATGTATTCGACAACAAACGTTTTTGCTTGTTTGTTGTCACAAAAATAATTATACCAATTCAATGCACGAATTTCTTCGCTTCTGAGATTTTGCATCTCGGCTTGATTGGTCCAAGAAGGTTCCATGCCATATGCTTTTGCATCGGCACCAGGATTAATCTTGGAAAATTTCATAGTTTATTCACCCAATGTAAATGATACAGATTTGATAGAATCGTAGCGGAATGAACGCCATTCGTTTTTCTCTAAGTCAACTACAGAGATAGACTCATCAGTTGCCGTTGTGCGAACACGTTCGGTTTTCTTTTCGTATGTTGGAATTGCACTCTCTTGCAATGTGCATTTCATGGTACGCATTGTACCGTCTTTCTTAAGAAAGTCAACAGTCACAGGACCGTATTTGAGATGGCTAACAAGCCAATCACGAAATACTTTTTGCTCTTTTGCATCACTTGCCGCATAATTAAAAGTTGTCATATCAAAGTTCTCCATGTTAAATTGTTCAAGTCTTTATTATACCTACAATCTGTTCAGTTGTCAAGTTTGCCATGCTAACTCTTTTCTATTCTCAATTCATCATAAAGGTAATCATGCAATTCATTGATACCGCCAATGTAATTTAAATTGTGATATATGTGTGGAACAAAGGTTGTATTAGGAACCAATTTCTGTAATTGCGCTACAGTATAATCTTCGCCAAGTATGAAAAGTTTATACTGTCTTCTGCAAATATTTAAAAGTAATTCTGCCTTTTCTGTAGCCTTACTTCCTACAGCACCATAGATATAATACATCACGGCGCATTGTACACCTGCAAATATTCACTCGGTTCATTATTTAAAAATGCAGTTTTAAGTGTACCCTTAAAATCATATGTTACTTGATAGCCTTTAACAACATTTTGATATGCTTGTTCAATCACAAGTTTACATACAGGTGTTGAAAGCGGCGGCGTCATACCCAAGACTAAAGTATTAGTTCCTGGTCCTGAATAGTGTGTCGTGCCATATTGTTTTTGACAATAATTTTTTGTAGTCATGTACGGTACCTTTTCTATAATAGGTTTCACATTTATCACTTTTGCCATATAGTAGCCGTCTTTGGTTGACGAATCTTCTACAAGAACAACTCCAGCTTGTGCAACATTACACAAAAATAAAGTTGTTATGATACTATGTAGTGTACATGCTTTTTTCATAGTTTACTCTACAGCATAAACTCTCGTTACTGTTTTAATTCGAATTGCATTACCTGGATCATAATTCATTTTAACTGTACGAATTTGTCCTTGATATTCAAACGTCACATTGAATGCAGTAACATTATAGCGAAACTCTCTGTCACTATATGATACGCATTTTTGTTGTTGGGTTTGAACTGGCGCACCTACACCTTCAACAGGTTCAACATTGGTGCATGACATTCTAGGCATTGAAATGGCTCTCATGCTACCAATTGGATCAACTTTAATTACAGGCACAATTTGATAATTGACAATATCATCTGCAAATGCACATGTTGCAATTAATGCGGTAACTGCAACCGCTAAGATTTTTTTCATTGTTTAGCACCTCTCATTATTCCACCAGCAACCATGGTTAACCAAGTAATAGAAAATATAGTTTCCATATTAAGTGGGATATTAGTTTTGAAAATTATATTGATTGACATGATAGTAAAGATTGAACCAATCGTAACTAAAGTTACAATGCCAGCAAGCGCACCAAAAAATACAGCAAGACTATCGGTTTTGAAATTTGTCATAAAAACTCCTATATGTTACTTTAAACAGTATAACACATCATATATGGCATGTCAAAACGTATTCAATGATGGCTCGAATTCGGCAATCAATTCACGTTCACGTTGGTGTGCGGGTTTACGCCCACGGATTATTTCGATAACTTCATATTGCCAACTTGCACCAGCTAACTCACGCAACGCATTACACATTGCCCAATTTTTGTTTTCGCACTTAGCACGACTCACATGTTTTTGCCAACGGACTTTAACCGAACGCAAATAGGCTTGACCCTGTGCAACAGTCAAGCCAACATATGTATCGCCAGTATCCACGCACGTAACTTTGTACAGTACATGGTTTCGGTCGCAACGTTTCTTTCTCAATGTCATATAGACAGTATACCATACTGGGACAGCAGGTCAAGGGTTATTTTGGCTTTGTTGCTCAAAAACAACAAAAATCCCCCTCTGAAACGCATCAAAAACTCGGTTTACCATAAATATGTTGTCAAGTCCTAGGGAGGATAATAGTTATGGACATTATAGAGATACTTTTAAAAGCATGGCCAGTATTCTTAGCATTCATTACTTTAGTCATAGTTTTGGCTAAAATGGACGTGCGAATCGGGGTATTAGAAGAAAAAGTCAAATCATTATTCGATTTACATAACAGAGGAAAATAAAATGGCAGAAAAAACAGCAGAACAAGCACATGAAAAAGGTGCGTTTATAGAGAAATTATTATTTGCTCTATTACCTTTATTAGTTGGTTCAGTTGGATATTTAATTCAAGCATTAGGTTCTATCCAACATGACGTAACCATTCTGAATCAAAAAGTGAGTTTAGTTGTTACTACAGATAATAAGCAGGCTAGCAATAGCGGTGCTGAATTAGCACGTGAAAAATTACGTCAAGATTTAGAAAAAGAAATTCAAAAAAATCGTGATGCTATTATGGAGAATAGAACACACATTGCTATTCTTGAAGACAGAGCAGGTGTAACGAAAAAAATTGGACCAATGAAGGAAAACTAAAATGGCAGAAGTAGTATTACAGCAGAAACCATTGTCACGTAGTGAACGTGAAGCACAAATTAAAGATAAAGCAGGATGGCTGATTACTGTTTTAGCCGCTTTGCTTGCAATTAACACTTATATATCAAATGGTAACAGCAGTAAAGTTTTAAATAACACAATCCGAGCAAATGATACTTGGGCATTTTATCAAGCTAAGAGTATTAAACAAACTCTAGCAGAAATGCGTATGGATGATGCTATTGCACAAAAAGATTTTAAAAAGGCTGAAGCACTAAAGGTTAAAATTGATAAGTATGAATCTGATCCAACTACGGGTGAAGGTAAAAAAGAATTGTTTATTAAAGCAAAAGCACTTGAAGCTGAACGTGATGAAATTCGCAAATCAAGTCCTTGGTTAACATTTGCTAGTTCTGCATTTCAAATTGCAATCGTATTATTAACTGCTAGTATCTTATCTGTTAGTATATCATTGTATTGGGCTAGTATTGTTGTTGGATTATTTGCAGGAATATTCATGAGTCAAGGATTATGGCTTTGGCTTCCGATATAAAAAAGTATCGAAGTATCTTTATTAGTGATGTTCATTTGGGAACAAAAGATTGTAAAGCGGATAGTCTTAACAATTTTTTAAAACATAATTCTTGCGATACTTTATATTTGGTGGGTGACATTATAGATGCATGGCGCATACAGCAAAACAAGTGGCGTTGGAAACAAAGTCATACTGGTGTAGTTAGGCGTGTTCTAGGACATGCAAGGCGTGGTACCCGTGTTATTTACATAGCAGGTAACCACGATGAATTTTTAAGACCAATGATACCATATGGATTTAGTTTTGGGTTAATAGAAATACACAACCAAATAGAACATATAGGTGCAGATGGTAAACATTACTTAGTTACGCATGGTGACTTGTTTGATGGCATTACAAGATTGGCTCCATGGCTAGCGTTTTTGGGAGATAAAGCATATGATTTCATTTTATCGGTTAATAGCAAATTCAATTGGATACGTCACCGCTTTGGTTTTGGGTATTTTAGTATTAGTAAATATCTCAAAACAAGAGTAAAGAAAGCAGTAGACTTTATATTCCACTTTGAAAAAAATCTAGCTGGATACTGTAAGAAGCGTGGATATGATGGTGTTATATGTGGGCATATACACCACGCAGAAATTAAAGAAATAGATGGTGTCATTTATATGAATGATGGTGATTGGGTAGAATCCTGTACAGCACTTGTAGAACATTGGGACGGTCGTTGGGAAATAATCACATGGATAAAAATTAATGACAAAGACAATATTAATAGTAACGGATAATCTACCAGATCAAATAAATGGCGTTGTCACAACTTACAAAAACATTCAGATTTGTGCGGCTAGTGATGGTTATAACATTGTGGTGTTGGATCCCAGGAGGTTCAGCTACATTAATTGCCCTGGCTACAACGAAGTCAAGATTGCCTATCCGAGGAACTTGGGCGAGAAGATTAAGGAGATATCTCCGGATTATATCCATGTCGCCACAGAGGGTCCTCTTGGTCTGTGGGCTAGAGCATATCTTTCATTGGCTGATATTCCTCACAATACCGCTTATCATACTAAGTTTCCTGAAGGGTTGAAGAAGCTGTTTGGCATTCCGGAAAGCATAACATGGCGCTTTGTTCGTTGGTTTCATAAGCATTCTGGTAAAGTATTGACAACCACAGACAGCATGGTTAAAGAATTAAAATCACATGGATTCGATGGTGAGGTTATCTCTTGGACTAGAGGTGTTGATAGAGAAATTTTTAAACCAGAGTTGAGAGAAGACTTTCCTGGCAAGTACCTCTTATGTGTTAGTCGTGTTAGTAAAGAAAAGAATCTTGAAAAGTTTTTTGAATTGGATTATCCCGGATACTTGAAGATCATGGTAGGCGATGGTCCTATGTTAGAAACTTATAAGAAGCGTTATCCAGATGTAACATTTACAGGATTCAAGACTGGTGTTGATCTAGCACGTTACTATGCTAACGCAGAAGTATTTGTATTTCCTAGTCAATGGGAAACGTTTGGTATCGTAATGATTGAAGCCATGGCATGTGGCACACCTGTTGCCGCATATCCTGTTCAAGGTCCTAAAGATGTTATAGATGAAGATATTACTGGATGTATGCGTGACAATTTAAAAGATGCTGTAGATGCCGCATTAAAATTAAATAGGATTAACGTATTTGAGGGAAGCAAACGTTGGACTTGGGATAATGCTTGGAAAATTTTTAAGGATAACTTGGTAGGCGCAAAATGAGAACATATATCCTTTCGATATTATGTTTAATTATTTTGACTGCAAGTGCTGAAAAAAAAGAAGAATCCGTTGATATTTGTATCAGATGGAAGTGGACGGGCGATGTTTATGATAGAAAAGTCCAATGCATAGAATGGGCTAAGAAAGATTGTTCTCAACGATTACATAAAGATATATGTAAACTTGGCGGCTAATAGTCATGGATCCAATTACAATAGGACTTGCATTCTCAGCCGCCCAGAGTGCAGTCAGTCACATCAAGCAGGCAATCGCATTAGGCAAAGACGTTAATAGTCTTGTCGGGCAATTCAGCAAATTCTTTGAATCCTCAGATGCTATTCATCGTGAAAAAACAAAACAAAGAGCAAAGGCGCAAAGCCTAGGTAAAACTGATGCTGAATTAGGTAAAGAAGCACTTCAAATTGCTATGCATAGTGATGCATTACGTGAACAAGAACGTGAACTTAAGGATATGATTATCTGGCAATTGGGTAAACCTCAAATTTGGGAACAGATGATTAAAGAACGCACACGTTTATTTAAAGAACGTGCAGAAGCAGAAGCCGCCGCTGAGAAAAAAAGATTAGAGCATAAAAAGAAAATGGCAGACATGTTTATGTTTGGAATGTATTTTATTGGATTTGGTGCTATTCTTTTTGCAATTGTTATGGGTGGTATAGGTGTATATGGTGCAATGGAAGAAAAACGAATTTATGAACAAAAAGTTGCTGAGAGAGCCGCATTAGTAAGGCGTCAGCATAAAGAGAGAGAACAAAGAGAACGTGAAGAAAGAGATAAAGCGATACAATAATGGATCCAATTACCCTTTTTGCATTAGCTAACGGCGCCGTTGCGGCTGTTAAAAAGGGGTGCCAGTTATATAAAGACATTAAAGGTGCGGCAGGTGACGTTAAAGCAGTACTCAAAGATTTAGATGAACAATTTGCAAATAATCATAAAGACAAACCAGCAACAGTCACACAACGTAATGCATACATTGAAGAGAAGAATCGTGTTATAGAATTAAACAAACGTGATGGTGAGACCGTTGGCATTTATACTGAAATTGGAAATCATCTCGGCACATACTATGATAATTTACACAAATGTATGGCTATCTTTGCAGAAGAAGAACGTAAAAGCAAAACAAAATTATATGAGGGTGATGACAGTTTAGGCAAACGTGCGCTACAACGTGTTCTAATGAAAAAACAATTAGAACAAATGGGAACTGAATTGCGTGAGTTGATGGTCTATCAAAGCCCTCCTGAGTTAGGTGCTTTGTATACTGAAGTAGAAGAGATGATGAAAGAGATGGGTAAAGAACAAAAAGTTCTTTTGGTGAATAAAATAAGAGCAGAAGAAGTGCAAGCAAAAAGAAGAGCCGCACGTATGAGACAATTAAAACAAGAGGCTATAGTAGGTGTGTTTATTTTAATAGTGATATTCACCATGGGTGGAATGTTTATGTGGGTCGCACATGATAGGCAACAAAAATATCCTCAATACGGGGATGGATTATTTCCAAAAAGTGAAGAGACACGCCGTAGAGAATCCGAACCGCAAATCTATGTGGGTAGATAAATTTTAATACCTGTCTTTATCTTTCAACCAGTCACTAAACATCACACAGAATACCGCAACTAACGGCATCATAGATAATAAAAATAATATATCATTAAACGTTATAATGATATTGAAGTACATTTATTTTGGTGCTGGCTTTCTCTTCTTAGGCGCAGTAGTAGTCGCTTTAGTCGATTGTTGTTTTTTTGGTTTAGCAGTTTTAGTAACAGGTGGCGCTGGCTTTGTGGTCCATGCTTGCTCTTTTACTGGTTCTGGTGTTTCTACTATTGCAGGCGCAACCTCTACTTTAGCATCCAAAGACGCAGTAGTTTCTTTGATATTTTTAATTGCAACATCTGCCGCAGTTAAAGTAACTTCTTGATTTGTTACCTCTACTGTTGGTTTGCTACTTGTAAAAAATTCTTTAATTTTCTTGAACATAATTATCGCCCTTTAAGTTAAAATTTCAATCGCATGATTGTAATGATTGATTCTTTCTTCTAAACCAAGGTATCCACCATTGATTCGTTTTGTCATTGTTTTGATATCGCCTATATCAGCTAATTCATTTAGTCTTGCCGCAGACCAAAACCAACATGCAGAGTGAATAGCATATTCTGCTTCAAGCAATAAGTCTGGATCATCAACAAGTGTATTGTCTTCAAACAATGCTTGAGAGCATTTAGTATAGTTGTTTTTTCCAGTAATTTGTACGATTCCTCTACCACGAAAATACCAACCTTCTCCAGATGCTTCATCTCCATTACCCATACGATTAGCATAAACACGATTCGCAATCATTTCTGGTCTACGTTCGTATTGTTTTGCTACCGCCTCATTAGGAAAGTATTTCTTAAAAGTGCCAACTAAACCTTTTGCAGAATAATTTAAATTCTCTTGTAGAGTAGTAAACCCACCAGATTCATGCCCGCATTGAGCCATAAATGCGGCAACTCTAGCTGACGTATCTATATCATATTGTGGTAAAATTTCAACTAAATTACTATACCACTCATCAAAATTTTTAACTTTTGGAATTAATTGTTTTACCGCTTCTTGTGTGAAAAAATCCATCGCCATCTCCTATGATTATCATAGGAGTATTTAGCATAGTTTAATCCCAAAGTGCTTGATAGTATTTGCCAAACAAACGGAATCCGTTTTGAATTCGTGTCTCAACAACTTTCATGCCTTCATAGTCACACTTGTATGTGTCGTTAGGACCATGTTCCATTCGAAACAACTTAGCGTCTTTTTTTGGGACTTCATTGCCATCTTTATCAACAGGTTTCCAAATCAACTCATGTTCGCCGGAACGAAATGCTTCTTGCCAAGAATCATCATTCTTGCAAGTGAATGCAAAAATCATTTCATCTAATACCCAATCCCAACGCTTGAAATGATTTTCATCAGTATCCCATTCATTTTCTTTTGCTGGCGCTGAAGTTGACTTTAATTCTTCTGGCACATCTTCATCATCAACATTAGGCGACCCATGCTTTGTTGCTTGCAGTTGTTTTAGCATAGGCAAGACAATCATTGCAAGTGTATGGTCCATTGACCATGTGTCGTATTTGTCAATCTTGATATAAGACCTACGATTACGCTTAGACTCTATCCATCGACATAATTTCAATAGCCAAGTTTCTGGTGCGTTTTTCGACTCTACAATTTCTTCTTTTGTAGTTCCATGAGAAAGCCAAGTGCCAAAGTTATGCACCCAATCAGGTTTACGTTTGTATCCATATTCATCCTCGACAGGCTTTGCCCAAAAACAAAGTGCTTCGGCAATCTGATATGGTCCTATCCAATTTTTATAGGGTCCGATATAAACTTTCATTTTAATTTCTTCCAAGAATGAGGACACGGATTCGGTCTAGTGCGAGTTAGTTCTCCGCCACCAAAAGGATCGTCATCTAGTAACACACCAAACTCTTTTTCTATATAGTATCTTCCCATTGCTTTGATACATTGATCCATCAAACTGTTAGAACCAGAAGAATCATCTTCTGCCCAAAAACAAATCGGAGACCTACCCCATGTACGATATCTTAAAACATCATGGAAAATTTTTCTATGTTTTTTATTACTGGGATCAAACGTTTCATAGACTCTGCCGAATTGTTGAATCTTGCTCATTACTTTCACTTTCTATCATAATTAAAAGGCGCTTTGATTCTTTACGAACCTCAGCAGTTACTGACCATCCAAAACCTTCAGGATGTAGCAACTCTTGTAAAAAATGCACAACTTCATTTTCAGTTTCCGTTTTCATTCGTCACCTTTACAAATGGACTATTAACAGAAAAATCTTCAGGCAACTTTTCTACAATCCGTGTGAAGTGATATGAATCTGGATAGTGTCGCAAAATACCTAATGCACGTTGACGAATGTATTTTGGAACTTTAGGCGTTACTTTAGGATTCAATAAATCTAAAAGTAATTGTTGTCCACAACGCAACGCACGATATCTTTCATCGGGTAGAGTCATTATAATCTCCATCACGAATATGTTCTTCCTTTTTGGTGAAAAATGTTTTAATTTTCAATTCATCATTCCACACTCTTGCATAGTCATTATCTTTATCGCACATTGCTAGTGCTTCTTCTTTTGTAACAACACGATGCGATACAATAGTTTCGCCTAAGTGTTCTTGTGAAAATTCTTTAGCCTCGCTTAATGTTACAGTATCAAGTGCCCAATCTGCTTTGTCTTTACCATAATAATCTGTGCCAACAGGCACTTCTACCATGTAACGTTCACGGAACATAGATACAGCTTCAACAAGAACCCATTGAGTTTCAATTTTCTTCATAGTCCAGCTTCCATCTTTATTGTCAATCCAATCAATAGTGTCACCAGTTTTCCAACCAGTTCCTTCTAGTATCTCATCATTTAAAGGAAGAATCAAGTCTCCTGTTTCAGGATCTTCTTCCAGTGAAATTGTCCAAGTTTTATTTGCCATACATACTCCTTAAGCGAATACATTCATTATAACTCATGTTCTATGGAAAGTCAAGCGGTAAGCATTCTCACTAGTCCTATGGTATCAATTGTTGTTAGCAGTAGATAGTTAGCCAACATGCCAAAAGATTTCCTAGTCCAAGAAGCCCAAGCATACAAAGCACAGCCAGTGATCCAGACAGGATATAAAGTAAGAAGAGGAGGATTGGGGACTGTACTCGCCATAGTAATGCTACAACCAATGCTAATAGCCCAAGCAAGCAACTCAACAACAAAGCGAATTCGGTTAGATTTAAAATCATCTTTAATCCATTCTATAGTAGGTCGAAACAAATCGATAATCATATTAGTCCAAGTTAAATAATTGCGGATACATTTTAATAAAATATACTCTCAGTTGATTCCAATGATGAAACAAATCTGGAGAATCTTGAGTCAACGTCAATCGCTTCAACTCATTCATCGATTCGATAATTTTATAAAAATCATTTACTTGATCCTTATAAACGCTGTAATCATATTTTCTGCTATAGATTTTGTATTTTCCATTCATGTGCAAGAATGTTGAGAACAATCTTTCTACAATGAACGGAAACATATTCAGATTCGGGTCTCTAGCATAGTTTGCACTACCATGATAAATGTCGGCTTCAAGTCCAGTCAATGCTTCTAGATGTGTTTTAACGTCTTTAACAAAAGCGATATAGTCTAACCAGAATTCTTTTCTTGCGACAAAGTAACTGCAATAACATGTAGCATCCGTCATTACAACTTCAAGCGCAGTAGTATCATAACCTCCAGCCTGAAGTGCGGTTCCAGTAACGCTACGAATTCCTTTGTGAAAGTATTCACCTTGTTCCCATACGTTATACATGAATGCATCTTGTACTCTTGCGTGATTAAAAATCCAAACGTCTGCTTCTGAATTGTCTTTAATCGCATCAACAATAACTTGTGATGAATGGCGCATCTTGTCTTGCCAACGTGGACCAAATACACCCCATGCATCTAAGTCATCTGCAAAGCCTTCATCAATAATACGATTGAACGAATGAAACTCTCTCAATTCAGGGCGTTCATTCTTTGTATTGTCAAATGGTGTTAGCAGAGGATCAACTTGTGGTATTTGATTTTGTTCAAAACAAATCTGAAAAATTTTATACTTCATTCTGAAATTCCATTTCCATTGGGTGCAATGTTTCCTTCAATTCCAATTTTTGCAATCTTCTGAATTTTTGATGGGTCTAAATGCACAAACAATAAATGCTCTATGTCAATGTATCCACCGCCAGTCAAAACCATATTTATGTCTTTGAACATTCTACCATATGCTTCTGCAATGTTAGGAAGCATTTCAGAATCAAAACTCCACAGTCTACTCATGTACTGAAATATGACTCCACCAGTTTGTGCTGATGTGAATTGACTAGTGAAAGGACCACGAATGATAATTTTATCCTTCGCATCAATGTGTGTTTGATAATTGAAGTTATCATTTAACACATATCTTCCACTCATCTTAAAAATTCGTTTGTATTTTTTGTAGTCGCCAGAAACACCAATGTCTTGAAACGTTGAACCAAACATAACAATCTCTGCCATGTTTTTTACAATGTCTTGACTTGGGATAGCTAAGATATCTTTGATAGAAGGTGCGTCAGAAAAACTAACAATTCCTTTTGCGTATTCTTCTAAAACTTTTCGCTCTTCGTCAGTTGGAGATTTTAAGCCACCATCAAGCAGAACGATATCTGCATCGCATCTTTCTTTAATTGACTTTAGTGTGTTTATTGTTTGTTCTAGGCGCTGGTCAGAATTATATACTCCATGATTTGTGTGTATAGCTGAAGATACTAGAAATAATCCATCAGGACTCTTTTGGTTTTCTGACATTTGCGTTTCTCACTTTTTTAGCAGGTGTTTTTTTAACCGCAGATTTTACTCTAGGTTTTCTAGTTTTAACCTCTGCGCCTTTCAATCTATCTTCACCACGTTTGTTCAAACGCTTAAAGACTTCTTCTGGTTCCATCCAGATATCTTTGTTCTCTAACATTGACTTGATTTCAATGTCAGTTAAGAACCCATCATATATGCTACGCATAAATTTATCCGACCACTTACGCTCATACATGATATTATCGTACATCTCACCACCTTTGCCGCCAGTTCCACCAGAATAATTGTGGAACATAAACATAGAATGTTCTGAGATTTCAAATCCATCACCAGATAAGAACACCATCGTAGCCGCAGACATACATGCGCCTTCTACTGATGTTAAAATATTTGCTTGAGATTCTGCCATGACACGCATTAGTTGTATAGCAGTAAATAAATTGCCGCCAGGAGAATTGATGTGAATTTTAATCACATCATTCTCTGTTGCATTTCTGATTGTTTCATACCAGTCAACATATTCTTCAGGAGAAGTTATTTCTCCAACCAAATACAATGTGTATAGTTGCCCTAGTATTTTTGGTTGTCTAGGTTTTTTTGAATCGTCCTTGAATATCGACTCTAGCTTGTTTTCTTCTTCGTCCATAATCACTCACTTTCTACAGTAATATAGAGTATACTCTACTTTGTTTGGGATGTCAACCTATCAACTCCATATTTGCATAGCCAATATGCATCAATTAAGTCGGAAGAAGGATTCCATTGCTTCTCAGTCATATGTAGTTCTTCCTTTAGACGAATATCATTAAATTCTTCAAAGACTTCTTGCATTCGTTCTTTATTTGCATTGCCTTTACCAGTAGCATATTTCTTAAGTACTGTTGGTGGCACTTCTGTACATTCTACGGCAAACAACCATAATCGGTATTTTAGAATACCAGCGTTCTCTGCAATATTAAACACTCTGCCCTTTGACCCCATAGAATAACCTTCTAGGAATACGTGGCAATCTTTGTCTGTATCTAACAACTTATCGATAAAGAAATTTGATATACCATCATATCGCAATACATCTGTCATTCCTTCGTGGTCAAAAAATCTACCTGTTATATTTTTAAATTGTACATCATATTTTCTAGATTGTGTCAGAAAATAAAAATGACATTTTTCAAAACTAAACTCTCCGTCTTCATCATCAAATACGCACATTGCAGGACATGTTAGGGAATAATCTATTCCTGCTACGATCATCTATTGTCTTCTTCCGTGTTCCATTCATCTTCTATTAGACTATCCCAATCTTCATCAGTCCATTCTTCTTCTAATTCCGTAATTGTTTCTTCTGCTATATGAGAGCCACAATAGGAACAATTTGTTGGAATTAAATCTGATACTCCTGCCGATGGTGTTACTGAATACTCAGCTTCGCATGTATCGCAGAATACGTTATATGTTGTCATTTTTTCTCCTTATTCGTACATTACAGTACTGGTACTTCCAAGTGCCCATTTTGCTTCAGTCTCTACAGACCAACGCTTTGTTGCTACTTTGAAATCTGGAATCTTAAGTTCTTTAGGGTTGCTACTAGGTTCTAGAATCAGCATTCTATTGTTGGGCTGTGCGGCAAATTGCCCATTATCACACTTAATAAAGTTGTAAGACTTATGATCTTCAACATCTTCGCTGAATCCTGTATCTAGTACATTAAAATCTGGATGTGCAGAATCGACAGTAAACATATACTCGCCGTATCTCCAATCACCAGCCTTAGTTTTGAATTTACATTTTTGAGATTGCAACTGTGCTTTTTTAATTACAGTAATGTCATATGACAAACAATCCCACAATTGTAATTGGTCGAGGGGCATTTCATTTGTTATTTCTTTCCAGCAGAATGCGTGTAATGGCAATTTGTCATATAATGCGCCGTATTCATTTAGATATGCTTCTATGCGAAATGCTTGTCCCCTCAAACTCTTTATACTTATCCACCAGCAAGGAACTAATTCTCCATGACCCTTTTCAAAGTCATAGAGAAATTCTTTGCGTACAAAACACTTAACTGCGGGAAGATTTGCTACGATGTGTGCCATGTTTTACCAATGCCTTATAACGCCTGCTACGATGAATATGTTTGTTATTATATAGCAAAGCACAATAATTGTTCTGATAATTGCAACTCTGTCCGACTCTTTATCACATGCACTAGCCTTTTCACCTAGTGCTTTTGCCCATAGTCTCCACATGATTATTGTGTGCAAGTTCTTTCACGATAAAGTTTGCCATCAGGATATTGAATTTCTTTCCAATCAGTACACACTTGCGGCGACTGTTGAATTATAACGGGTTGCTGTTGAACAAATACGGGCTGTTGCTGAACAATTATAGGTTGTTGTCGTGCAATTTCGTATCCAATAACACCGCCTATGATTGTAGGTCCAATCCAATTATATGGTCTAAGTCCATAACCGTGATGATAACCATGGTGCTGTGCAAATGATGAAGCAGACACCATTAACAAAAATACAGTTAATATTTTTTTCATTTGTTAATCCTTTTATCCACACTTTTTACGTTTAACATTAGTTAGTGCACCAAAATCAACTGGCCATTCTTGACCAGGTTCTAACTCTTTTGCTTTAGATGGAAATAAGTACTTTACACCAGCTTGTTTTTCTATTTCTGAGATTGGCACACGATATACACGCATGTCATTTCCGAGATTTGGATATGGTGGTACATGCGGAAATTTCCATCCAGCAACCTCATGTGTTGTATTATTGATTACAATTTTATAATAACCATGTGGAACAACAACACCATTCCCAATTGTTTTATCACCAGCACCATAAAATGCACCAACGTATATAGTAAAAGGTTGATTTAGCTGAACTGCCCAACCACGAACAGAAGTTTCGAGTAATTTCCAAACACCACGATTCAATGAACCTGCTTGTGGATACATGTTTGTCATTAAGAAAGATTCATATTCTACTTGTGTATCCCAACTCATATCACCATCTGGTGCGGCATGACCTTTGTCGTAACCCGTGCCAACATAATCATCTGGACGTGGACCATTAGGTACTGATTGATCTGCAACAAATGCATTAGTACGTGCTACACAACCCAATGCATTCGGAGGAGTTAATTCGTATGTTACAAACTTTGGAATCTTTGCTTGTTCATCATATCCAACAAGATATGCTTCTCTGCAAATTGGCTGAACATTTTGCACAACAGGGAATCCATAAGGCGCATGAACCGCACATGCTTGAGGTGATAAAGGAGCACGTTGAGTCCAAGCTAATGCATTATTGTTCCATGCTAAAAACAGCACAGAAGTTAAAATACATAGAGACCAGAAAGTCTGTTTTATACGTATCATGTTGGTGCTATTGGTTCTGCTGGAGGAACTACTTCACGCACTTCTTCTTCACTAACAAGTTGATGTGTAATTCCATATTCTATATCATATGCTTTTTGTGAATATAAACCAGATTCTTCATTATTCAATGCTGAAAGCAGTTCATCATGGTATTCTTTAGTCAATTCTAAATATTCACGAGTTTTTGTTAATCCATCTTCAGATATTGTTGGATTAGGAAATACGGTAACTTTACTAACGATTTGATTTATTTCAACAGATTTTTCTGATCCAGCTTCATCGATAAATGTTGCTGTTATTTTATTTTCAAATTCATTAAATTCTCGCCACGCTTCATTCCATTTTCCATCAAACTCATACCAATTTACATCTAAATTTGGTCGTGTTTCAATTATTTTTAATTTATAAACTGTTTTAGTTTCGGTTGTCATTTCTATCTCCTAGTAAGGGGTTTGATATTGCACATTCTATTTATCATGCGGCTTTGCCCCAAACGTCAGCCCAATCGCCTTTTGTAGCACCTTTTGCGTAATCAGTAGCACGGTTCTCAAAGAAATTGGTATGCGTTGGTGCATTAATCATTTCCTCAACCCATGGTAGTGGATTTCGTTTAACTTTAAAGATACCTTTTAAACCAAGACTAATTAAGCGTCTGTCTGCAATATATCGAATGTACTTCTTAACTTCTTCCGAAGTAAGACCTTCCATTTGATTAATGCCAAAAGCTAAGTCGATAAACTTATCTTCAAGTTCTACCATTCGTTCTGCGATAGTATATATTTTAGATTTCAGTTCATCATTCCAGATTTCGTTATTTTCTTGAATGAACGATCTGAATAGTTTAATCATAGACTCACAATGTTGTGTTTCGTCTACGATAGACCAAGTAACAATTTGTCCCATGCCTTTCATCTTACCTGTGCGTGGAAAGTTCAATAGCATAATGAATGAAGAAAACAACTGCATACCTTCTGTGAATGCTGAAAATACTGCAATGTGTGTAGCAGTAGATTGTAAGTCACCATTTGCATTTGAAATGTCTAACACATAATCATGCTTGTCTTTCATTTCTTGATATGCTAAGAATTCGTTATATGTTGTATCTGGTAGGCCCAACGTTTCAATCAAGTGTGAGTATGCGGCAATGTGCAATGCTTCTCTTGCGGCAAAGCCAAGCAACATCATACGCACTTCTGGTTGTTTGAAGTATGGTAGATAATTTTTTACATAACCACCAGCAACGTCAATGTCGCCTTGTGTGAAAAAGCGAAAAATGTTTGTGAGAAAATGTTTCTCTTCTGTTGTTAATTTTTTCTTCCAATCTTTAACGTCTTCAGCCATTGGGACTTCTGTATGTAACCAATGACTCTGTTCATGTTTCAGCCAAGCATCATATGCCCACGGGTAATTAAATGGCTTGAATGCATCCCTGTTGTCCATTAAATTATTTTTTACTTTTATCGTACTCATCTATTCTTCTCCGAAATGTATTCTTCTGCCTGGATAGTTATCTATGAAGTACTTAAATGTACTCTCGATAGTTGGTTGTTGTGTGATAAACACATTTGTTTTTCTGTTGTAAATAAAGATTTGATTATCATGTACCTCAGTTTTACAAATTAATATATCCATATGCTTAAATTTAACTTGTTCGGCTTCTCTTAGCACTCTGTCGATTTCATTTTCTGTTCGTTTCATTCTATTTTGAATAAAAATGATGATACAACTAACAAGAAAAATTACTTCAAATACACCAAAATTCCATTCCATTTAAACACCTAACCATTCTGTCAATTGATTTTTCATAAGCATACCAGAAACTCTTTTAACTTCAATGTCACCATCTAGCATCACTAAAGTTGGAACGCCACGAATGCCATAGTCAGTTGCGAGTTGTTGATTCTCATCAATGTCGATAACTTCAATTGGAATTTGAGTCTGAACATCTTCTAATGTTTTTGCTAACATCTTACATGGCTGACACCATGATGCTGTAAATCTAAGTACTTTCATTTTTTTATCCTTCACATGCGAGACATGCATCACCATCAATAAGTGCTTTCATGTCGAGTTCTTTAATTACTTCACGCTCAATGCGTTTAGATACTTTATCTGCTTTACCAATCTTTTCTGAACGGCAGTAGTACAATGTTTTGAGTCCTTGCTTCCACGCTTGAAAGTGTACTGCATGTAAATATTTAATGTTTACATCAGGACGGAAGAATAGATTCAAAGATTGTGCTTGGTCGATATAGACTTGTCTATCTGCGGCATGATTAACTAACCAACGCTGGTCAATCTCCATAGATGTTTTGAATACATCTTTTTGCCAATCATCCATCCATGTTAGGTGTTGTACAGAACCATCGTTCGCAATGATTGAAGACCAGATATCATTGTAGTCATTTTGTGATACTGTATCTCCATCACCCGAAAGATATTTTTGAATAACTCTATCTAACCATTTGTTTTTGGCTAATGATGAGCCCGATAAAGTGTCCTGACGATAAGCATTAGCACGATAAGGTTCGATACTAGGGCTAGTATTTCCCATGATGATAGACGAAGAAGCATTTGGAGCAACAGCCATAAGATGACTAAAACGTTGACCAGTACCAACAGCATCAAGAGCCTCACCTCGTTCTTTACCCAACTTAAGATTCGCATCATTGAGTTGTTCCCTTATGTGTTTGAAGATTTGTTTATTTCTTCCGACTGCAAGTGCGGATTCGAACGGCACGTTATTTCGTTGTAGATAAGCATGGAAACCCAAAGCACCGATCCCAATACTGCGCTCACGTATGGCAGAGAACCTTGCACGTTCAACGGCGGCAGGCGCATTATCAATAAAATACTGAAGAACATTGTCAAGCATTTCAGCAATATCAGAAAGAAATAAACTATCCGTTTTCCACTCATCAAAGTACTCCAAGTTGACTGAAGACAAACAACATACTGCTGTTCTATCTTTATCTGTAGGTAAAATAATTTCAGAACAAAGATTGCTTTGTTTGATACTTAGCCCCAAGTCTTTTTGAAACTGTGGCATAGCACGATTGCTTGCATCAATGAAGTGTAGATATGGTTCACCAGTTTGCATACGAATGTCAAGTATGCGTTGCCATAAGTCTTTTGCAGAAACAACTTCACGCACTTCACCATTGTGTGGATCTCTTAATTCCCAAGAATCATCTGCATCTTTGTCTTGCATACAATTCTCAACGATTTGCATGAATGAATCTGGAATGTTAATGCCATGATGTAGATTCAATGTACGTAGATTGGGATCGCCTGTTGGCTTTCTCATTTCAAGAAATAGAAGAATGTCTGGATGAGAAATATCAAGATAAGTAGCGTAGGAACCACGGCGAGTCCTACCTTGTCTATAAGCGAGAGATGATGCGTCATATGTGCGAAGGTGGGGCATGACTCCAACCGACTTATCATCCGAACTGCGAATGCCGACACCGATGCCGACACCACCACCCAACATCGATAACCAATTGACTTCAGCGAGACAATTGACAAGCCCCTCTGCACTATCATGTAAGTATGGTAGAAAGCATGATATAGGAAGCCCACGACTACTGCGACCAAAAGAAAGAATGGGAGTAGAATAAGACAACCAATGTTTACTGCTGTATTCGTATAATCGCTGTGCGTGTTCTGGATTGGAACCAAACGCTTTTGAGACATATGCAAACCTTTCTTGTGGAGAAGTTTCATCCTCCTTCATATAACTTTCTTTCAATCTTTTAATACCCAACTCATCGAATAGCGAATCTCTACTATAGTCGATTACAATATCAGTTGTCATTCAAGTTCCTTCTCGTATACTTTTAATTATTGGAAATACTTTTGCAATTACTTCTGCACATGCTCTTGCAATTTCTGCATGTTCTTTTTGTGTTCCATTACCATCTCTAAGGTCGATGTAGTGGATCCATGATCTAAGGGTTCCGTTAACGTAGAGTCTTGAGGTTGTATTTCCTTCAGGAAGAACCACCCTCGCCTGCTCCTTTGCGATACCATGTTCAATCGCCCAATTGTACGCATATTTTGCCTCATCAATTACTCTTTGTTGCATTAGTGCCCAACGTGTTTGCAATTCAATATCTTCTGTCTTTATACTGTTTTGTCTATTTTTATTGTCTTGTAGCCGTGCTTCTCTAAGTACGAAATCCAATTCTGCTGTAGGATCAGCATATCGTTGACTAAATTCCTGAAACGAAAAACTTCTATGTCTCAATAACTGTCTTGCAATGTCTCTTGTTGTTTCTACTTCAATACATGCTGATACCATTTCAAGCGGTGACCAATGCTTATGTTTAATGAGATACTTAATAAGTTTCTCAGAAGTTTCACTATTTGCTTGATTCGACGGATTAGATACTCTTGCACAGTATGCTACAAGGTCTTGAAGATTGGGTAGATCAAATTCAAATTCATCTTGTTTGTCTGCATCAATCGCTTGTTGTGAATAACTTATTAATTTTATGTTCATCTCATCTTCCATATGTTATATTCAAGTAGTGCTTTAGGACCACGAAAAGTAAATTTATTTATCGTATCGACAATTTCATTCAAGCCTTTTCCGGCTAGTACCATATCATTTATATCTTTTTCTTCATATGATTTAGGCCAGATCACAACATTCGCATCCGCTTTAATTGCTTCACCAATCTCTCTTACGATTTCTTTATTGCGTGGTTCGTTGTCATAAATTAATACTAACTTATCTTTAGGTAAATAATTTAGTACATACTTCAAATTAGAATTTCCAACTGCAACTGCATTAGGTAAGAATAGACTATCAATCGGACCTTCAGTAACAAAAATAGTCTGTGTTATATCTATCCCGTTCATGTTGTAAATCATGGGCAAATCATCTTTTATTTTCATCACAAGATAACGCTGTTTCTCACCACGAATACCACGTGCCGTTAGACCAACTAATTCATCATCTTTATCGTAGAACGGCAATACAATTCTAGGTTCTTCAGTTACAATCTTTTCTTCATACTCAGGTGAAAAAACTTTCAACTTCTGAACATTGTCAACGTAGTATAGCGTCTTTAATTTGTCTTCAGGAATCTTTCGTGAACGTGCATATACAATCGCTTCATGCGTATCGTTGAGTTTAGATAGTGGAGTTAGAACACCTTTTAGATTGTCTGTTTTGTTACTGCCGAATGTGACAGGTTTAAAAATGAATCCGTGTTCTTTGTGTGCTTTGCGACCAGTCTCACCTTCTTTGTATCTCTCCAATGAATACTCTTTGTAGAGATTCGGATCAACTGCTTTGATTAGATTACCTAGCGAAATGCTGACGGCACAATTATGGCACTTGTAGAAGAGTCCACCTTTTTGTGCGTAGATGTATCCTCGTGCTTTGTTTCGATTTGTTTGGGAGTCACCGCAGATAGGGCATCTGAAGTTATAGTTGTAGTCGCCTTTGCGAACAAATTTGTCCAAGCGAACTGAGAGTGTACCAATGTACTTTTGATCGATCCAAATACTCATATTTTTTCATTATATACAAAAAGCCTATCGAATGTCTATTATAGCGTACATTCGAGTCTACGTCAAGTTATCCACCAAGGAGTTTGCTTATTGCGTCTATTTTAATGTGGGAGAATATCCATGCAAGAACAATAATTGCACCACCTGCCATCCACTTCCACTCCATGATCTTACGTAATTCGTTATCTTCTTTTTTGTTATGTTCTTGAATCTCTTCACGGAGTGCTTTAATTTCATCCATGATTCTACGTTCTGTCAATTCTACCTTGTCCGAAACTTCACGGCTTATTGTGGTGATTCTAGAATGTAATTCCTTGATATCCGTGTTGGTGTCTGATTTTCTTTTTTCCATATCGTCATATATTTGATTGACCATACGGTCGTGATTATTCACCAGCTTTTCGATAACTGAGTCCATTTTACTACAGAGTTGCGTAATTGTCAAGACTTGATTTTTTAAAACCTCAACATCGACTTTTAATTCTACTATATCACTCATTTCTTTAGTGTCTCGTAAATTTTCTTTTGAGTTTCGTACCATTCTATCCAAGCGTCATTTCTAACTGCACATTCGTAATACATTGTGTAGTTTTGGGTTATTGTTTTAGATATCTCAGATAATTTAGATCCGTCCATAGTTTTTAAAGACGGGCATTTAATTTTCATTTCATCTGGAGCATCAGGAAATTTTACTGTCACAGGAACGACAGTAGAACATCCTGTTAATAGTATAAGCAATAAAAGTGCAAGGTATTTATTCATCTTGGATCCTTGACAGCATCATCATGCGCTATAAAAAATTCTTTAGGAATTTCACATGCACCTCCTGGTGCAAATATAGTATCATATTTAACAACTTCACGATCAATGTATTTAATAACTTCCGCACCTTGAACTTTAACTACTTCTATCTTCTTGACAACTTTTTCAACTATTTTTACATTTTCTTTTGCAGACTTCAATTCAACTTCAGCTACTTTTGTTTCAACATCTTTTACTTTTTTTAACCATGCTTCATTGTCTGATATAGCACCAATCATATATGTACCAAAACATATTGCGACAATTGATATCAGTTGAACTAGTGTTCTGTATGGAACTAAAACACTAGGTAAAATTTTAAGCGAATATGCAATTAATAATCCAGCAACTCCAACAAAGAAGACTGCATAGAAAATCCAATTGGGTAACCATTCTAAAATCCACATGATTATTCTTTACTTGCGAATGCAGAACGCACTTTAGTTTCTAACGTCTTAGCCCACGATGGTTGAGGAAAGTGCCAACCAACAAATGCACCAATTAAGATCCAAAAAATTGTTTCTAACATATAATTTCCTTATACTGTGAATTTTTGATTATGCGTCATAAAGTTTTTCTTACGCATAATTGTTCTCTTTCAAATTGTTCTGTAAACATTCCCGAACGGCCGTGACGTAAGAATGTCATAGCGCCAGTTAATTCGTCTTGTATAATAATTGGCTTCTTAGGATACTTGCGGCCGTAGTCACGAATTGCATTTCCAACTTCATCGTTGCCAACATACTTCTCATACTTAAGGTATTTCTTTTTACCAAATCGTGCATCATTGAATTTCTTTGCATCAACAACAAATACATCTTGATTTGCAAATCTGCGAATCAGAACTTTAGTTGGCTTTGGGGGATCACCATTAGCGCCAGCAATATTACCACCACCAACATTGTTTGCTGGCGCATTTTCAGTTAAATAACTTTTGCCATTGTAGTAATCTAAAAACTGTTCTTCTAGTGTCTCTTCTTTAATATTCTTTTCTTCTTTCAGAAGAAACAATGCGGCCGCATATGATGCAAGTCTTGTTTTTCCAAATGGCAATTTTTCCAAAACTCTTCTGAGTTTTAGAATTAATAAATCAAATTTGGTAAACGATTCATCTTGTGCTGGTGTTCTCTTATCTGAAGAAACAACAATGTTCCCTTCGTCATCAATAACGCCAGTCTTGAATGCTTCCCACTCTGTAAATGGAGTAGTAAACAATCTCAAAATTCGATATACCAAATATAAGTCTACTAAGTTAGCCATTAAATGCTCTTCTTTAAAATGTTATACAAAGACAAATCTAATAAATCAACGTCTTCTAAGTTTAAATACTCAAGATGCAATAAGAACGCATTTAAGATATCGTGATGTTTTTTATCTATCTTAAAGTGTAACATGTTAACAGTTGCTTCAACTCCAAAAACATTTGAAAGAGATATGATATGATTAAGTATCAGTCTCTCTTTCAATTCTTTTTTGTCTGCATATTTGTTTATGAGTCTTTTAATGTACTTAATTATTTTTAAGTCATCAAGAAATTCTAAAACAGAAACACAATTTGGATTAAAATACTTGCTTACTGCATATTCATCAAAATTGTCATTATTTAAAGTTGACATTAGAATGTACTTAGTGCTACTCGCTTAATTACCGATGAACTAACTGCAACATACAAATAACTTGCATCCCAAGCAATTGTACCAACACCCCAACCAACTGCGGTATTATTCGAACTTGCTGGTGTTCTTGCTGTGCGTAAACGAACTGCATCGGAATTAATATCAAGTATTTCTGTTGGTGCGTTTGTTAAGAGACCAATTTTATCTGTAGATGCTTTAACATAAAACATATTTGCTTGATTGTCTGATGCAATTACAGTATCAGAATCTGCGCCTGAACTATTAATTGAAACACCCTTAGTAAAAACTGATTGTGTGTTTGATGTTAAGGTGAAGTTGTTTGCGCCTAGTGCTGTAGTGCCACTAGCCGTGATGCTAATTGCATTAACATTTAATACTGATGTTGCACCAAATAAGTTATCTACAGTAATTTTTTTACTGATTGGAGAACCCAATGGATCATCGATGATTAATAACAAATCTTCTTTTGTTGGTACAGTTAAAGCTGTTAACTGCGTTACTTTTTTATCTGCCATTTGTATTCCTTAATTTAAACCCAATTGAATGGGAATGCTACTTCCGGGACTCGGACCAAAAGGGGGCGATTAAGCCCCCTGTGAGATAATATTAAACGACTGTCAATGTTGCGTTTGAAGATACTGTGTTTGACGCTGTTGCACCAGTAACGTTCATTTGTACACGGAAGATAGAACCTGTGCCTGCAACGGAAACGTTTGCAATGCTTAGAGTTGCATTCGATGTGTTTGAGAATGTACCTGCAGTTGTCAAATCTGAGAATGATGCATTAGCGTTAGCCGCTTGTTGCCAACGATAGTTGACTGAACCACCAGTTGGAACTGTTGTAACAACAACAGTAAATGTGTTAGCTGTACCAGCGGTAACTGACTTGCTTGTTGGCTGTGTGCCAATAACAATTCTGTAATCTGGATATACTACATCTTCATCATCTGTTGCAGTAGAAATTGTATGCATTGCAACAAGTGCTTCTGCTTTTCTACGTGAATTTCCGTGCATATCAGTATATGTATTTGTATAAACCCATCCAGGAATTTCTGATGGTGTTGCGGCTGTTGCTTCGTTCTTATCAACACCAAAAATTAAACCAATGCTTTGAACTGTTTTATCAGTACCAGCTGGAAGCCATTTTGGCGACTGCTTAACTGTTGCACTAACGCCAGATGTATTAGCGATTGACCAAGCTGGACTAATCGTCAATGCTGTGTTGCTAGTGATTAGCGTTACTTTTGCGAAAGTGGTGTTAACTTTAATAACATCACCAACTTTTACTTCTGTTGTAAAGACTGTGCTAGTGCCAGTGACTGTAGACGAACCGTTAGTTGTCGCTACTGTACCTGTCAATGCAAGTGCTGAATTGTTTCCCCATAGTGCCATGGTGTTCTCCTTTTATTAATATCCTAGTTTTCTTAATT